AAAACTAGCGGCGATAAATAAAACCTATAATGATAAAAGCTTCGGAGGAGACGAATCCAACGCATCATTCACGTCATTAATGTCAAATTATTAAGTATATATATAAATAATAATAGTTATATATATATAAATGTCGGGAGCTATGTTTAAGTTAGGAGGAGGAATACAGGGCTTTCAGCCAAAATTACTTGGAGGTGGGGCAGGGACTACCGGTGGTTCTGGGATGGATGGCGCAAGCACCCGAGGTCTCGCGCGCAAAGTTCTAAGAACAGGATTTGGGAGATTTGGGAAAAAAGATTGGAGCGAAGGATTTAGACTGGATATCGAAGGAAGGCCAGAGAACGGAGAATACTTCCGTGTCGATGAGAGCGACCCCACGGTCAAGGACCTTAGGGGCATGCCGCCGGAGGAGGAGGAGGAGGATAACCTTTACGAAACTATCCTTACAGCTGTACTTTCTCCTTCACACGTGGCTCGCCTTCCGCCACCGGCTGCCGAGTTTTTTAAAAACGAAAAATATTTAGCTATGCTACCACCGCCGGTGGGTTCCTGGGCCGTATTCTTCGAAATGAACAATCTAGGAAAATACACGCTCGTCGCCTTAGAGGGCGAACTAGTGCGCTCGAGGAATGAGAATGAGGTGTTTTCGTCGATTTTTAATTACTCTTTTGAAGATTTGGTGCTCACGACCACACCTCTCTCCCCCGCGTCGCCCACGTGGCTGCCGCCACCCACATCCCAAGTATTTTATCATTTAGATAAGAACGAAAGCATTACGCCTTTTAGACAAGCGTATAATGCAGGAGATCCAAATGGATATATTAACCAGAGTTCCACCGGAGGAGAATCGAATCACCTTAATAATATAGGGCTTTCTTCATCTCTGCGTGTTTATGCGAGGTCCGGTGGCGTAAAATTCAATGGGAAAGCTACCTTCGCAGGAAATCCTAAATTTGTATATGCGGGAGATGATTACGTCCGTTTCAAAAAACTAGCGGCGATAAATAAAACCTATAATGATAAAAGCTTCGGAGGAGACGAATCCAACGCATCATTCACGTCATTAATGTCAAATTATTAAGTATATATATAAATAATAATAGTTATATATATAAATGCCCCTCGATATCATTCCGATTTATACATTACCTTATTTCGTAGGACCAGCGAGTTATCCTATAAAGCAGACGACAATTAATGGACTAACCTCTGTCGTAAATGGCTCCCCGTTTAAACCGGATACGATGAGCCAAGGAAGTGCATTTAGTAACTCTAGGTTAATATATAAAAAAACCCAGGATATTAACAGGGCGTCTACCATTTTAAAGTTTTCTAAAACAACAGGAACGAAGCTCTCTGCATATTCTCTTAATAAATCAATACCGTCTTCCTCTTCCCAGCATATACAATCCCGGAGAGCCCGAGCTGTAGGAAAAAGTTCTATTATAACAACCCGCGATACAACCCGCGATACAACGATGGGATATAAGAATTATGATAAAAACAATGTTAGGTCTGCTATATCAAGAACTCGTGGAGGAGGGTCAGTTGCACCAAAAAAGAAGGGTGCTGTGCGTAACTAAATGTTGGGGGTTCTATCTTTCGTTAGTTGTTACTCGCAATAATATATAAAACATTAGAAGCCCAACGGCGGCATAGTAAAGATGAATAATTGGGTCATCCGGCATATCGAATTCGTGTCCCGTATAGCTATTTCTAGTTTGAAACCCCTCCTTATGGTTTGAGTTGTACTCAGCCATATAATCATTTGCTTTTTTCACATCAGAATCAATCAAATACCCTGATTTAGTTATATTTGTACAGGCTGAAGATGACCCGGGGGTGCAATGTTTCACGTCAACGTTTGTGCAATCTGGAGTATCGAATGAAAACATACTTTCGAAAATACCTGCGAGAGACTCAATATCATTCTCAATTCCCGCAACAATTCCGCAGTTCTGATACCCCGTTGTAGCCGAGCCGCAGCTAGGCTTTGTATTTACAAAATAAGAACGTGTTACCTTTTCTCCTGTTTTAGTGTCTTTACACTGTCCTTTAGATTTAATAACATCAACAACACCGATTGGTTGTTTACCACATACTGCTTCCACGTCCTTCAGTGCATCAGGAGCTAAATCTCCACGAGGCCCCTTTGTTAAACAATTCTGATAGCCTACTGCTACATCTATACCCTTTCCCGTCGCACCTTCGCTACCTTTAGTAGTTGCTCCTGCCTCACCGGGGCTCTTTATTACATCATTTATTACATATTTGCATTTGGACATTATATATATATATTATAAATATATTAATAGTTTATAATTAACCTTGAGCTTTGGTTCGGGGTGGGCGTTTTTTTTTCGACACCGGAATTTCTGGTTTTTGGCACTGGAAAAGGCAATTTTTTAGTCTTTCGTGTGTGTTATATGCGGAGCCTTTTTTCCCCGTCGACGAGTCGTCCTTGGTGGGCACGGTGACGAGGAGTCCGACGCCTTTGGCGAATCTCGTGCTTATCGTATCGCTAAAATTTTTTAAGCTATTCAACGAAATATCGTTATTTTCTGTTTTCGTATTAATTTCTGAAATCCTCGACTTTTCCGATCTCGATGTGACCCCTTCAACGTTTTTTCGTAAATAAAAAATATGGTTTATGATTAAATATACTAAAAATATAATAATTACAGAAACGATTATCATTATAATAATAATTATTATTATTATTATTATTATTATTATTATTATTATTATTATATTATAAAATAATTTTCACAATTCTCTAAATCTATTTTATGCATCTTTGTTTTTCGTTTTGCAACAATTTTTAAGCTTATCAGCGATCGTAATATTTGCTGCGTTTGTTGCGATTGCCTTCTTAATGTTGTTACCATTCAGGAGTCCTTGCAGTTCATTATATTTATCGGTAAGTTTCTTTATTTGCTGTGTATGTGATTCTTGGGTAACACCAATCGTTTTAATACTCGCCGCATTAGAGGTATCAGACTTTGTCGCAGCTCCTTCTATTATAGTGTTACCATAAAACACGTGTTTTATTATTAAATAGATAAAAAAAGCTATTATTATAGAATTAGTTATCATTATATTATTAATAGTTATTATTTTCTACACACTATACTATATGGGTATCTTTCAAGTTGGTTTATGGAAATCTAATAAACAAGTTTTCATAAATGCTGTTCCCACGTGGTCTCGGCCGATGACAAATGGTTCAAATCCAGCAGATACAGATGAAATACAAGGGGCTGCTAATTGTTGGTATCCGAGTAGTAGACCGCTTAAACATTGGCGTAAACAACTACAGCCCCGGGCGGCAAGTGGTGGGGGTCGGGCAGGGGTAGGTGTTCCTGGGTGCATTCCGGGTGGGAGCGTAACGCTAAAACAGCCGAAAGACTGCTGTGAAGAATCATATATTCTCTCCGAATATGTAGGAAAGATCCTTCCGGATGGAGCGAATGGCTCTTGTTGCAAGCAATCACAGATAATTACCAGTGCTACAACGGTATTAGATAAAACTTATTATACCGATAGTAGGGCATATCTGAGAGCAAGAACAAAAACATATATACAAAATCTCTCTGGGTCAAAGATTGAAGGTATATCATATGAGGATGAAGCGGGGAATAGACTATGGCCAACAGTTACAGATGGTCCCCAGAGCAGATCGAAGTTGGAATGTGGCGATATATGCTGTTATTTTGTTGACCCCGACACCAAAACGTGCGCGACACCTACAAAAAGGACTGACGTCGTTTACAAGCCAAATAATAGTGTGTTCTCCCAGCAGGGGGCGGTATCGAGCAGCACTAGACTGGATAGATTACGACTAAACACAATAAAAAAAAATGCACAGTCTATGAAAAAAGACTTTGGGACAAATACCGCGAAATATAGTGGTTCTTATACCGCGCCATATTTTTTGAAATCTATGAATCAGCAATGTGTTTCATCGCATAGGACAGGGAATAGATTTAAATGTTTTTGAGATAAGCGTATTTCTTCTTCTCCAGCAGAAACACTATCTTGCACCGCCACTCGTGTGCTCTAACTAATTCGCTTGTATGTTATTATATTATCTAGGCTATAATATAATATAATCTAGACTATAATATAATATGCTAAATTCCACATCTATTTGGAGGAGACAACCTTACATATCGTGGAAAGACCCAGATAATATGACCACGTCTGGTGTTCCTTCGTGGTCTGCACCACTTACAACGGACGAGATAAACTCAATGCCGGGACCAATATCCGCGTGGGGGAAGGCTAAGCCTATTAGACATTGGCGAAAACAGTTAATTCCTAGGGGGGAGAGGGGGTATAGTCGGTCGAGTGTTGGGATACCGATGGATACTCCCGGTGGAAAACCCACAACCATCATCGGAAATATGTTGTGTCTAAAGGATTATGTTAGAAGTGGACCTATTATAACTAATTGTGAACAATGTGATCCAGTTAAAAATATAATAAGATCAGGACAGACAAAACCAATCCCCGATTATAATTCAAGCACGAACAAATATTTGTATTCTACATATAAAACAATTGAACAAAACGAGACTGCAATTAGTCGCGGGATATCGGGAACTCTTGGTATGATGGGAAAACCAAGGGGAAATATAATATTTAAACCGACAGGTTCGATATCCAGCGATTCTTTCATAAAAAAGGTAATGTACGATAAAAATAATACGTATGTGAAGAATGCTAATTTTGCCGCGGCAGAAAACTTCGGATACGCAGATTGCACGATACCTCATCAAAAACTGAATGACTCTAAACGTAATAATTGTATTCATCATCATAGAAAGGGAAAGCATAAACTATACGGCAATTGTATCCCGGGAATATATTAAAAGGCTACCTCAACATTATCTTTTTTAATTTCTGCAAGGTTCTTCTGCTTTTTGGAGGGCAGAGGATGGATAGGTGCTTCGGGTAAATCGGCTAAATGAATATGGCTTTGCGATGCTTGTTCGGTGCCTGTGTCCAAGCTCATTTCTTTCAACTCATTCAGGAGTTCATCTTCGTCATATGTTGCCTCTTTAAATGCATTAAAGTCACTTAAAATGCTCTGTATATCGGTTGAATCATCGCGATGCTCGACCATTTCATCTAGAGTATTTTCTAATTGAGAAATATTTATATTAGAATGAATATTCTGGTAATACTCGCTGGTGTCCTTTATCGTATCAACGGTGACCATCATTATTTCTACAGAGTCCATATGCAGGATTTGGCTTTCGATGTTAAACTTGAGTGCTTCTAGTTTTTGTATTTCGTGATCATACATTTTTTTCAAACGTATCTGATGCATCGCACTCGTTATTTTTTTGTTATTATATAAATTTTTCGCTTTAGTTGCAAACCCCATCGTATTTATATTCATTCGGTCTATCTTTGCATCTAGGAAACGAAGATGGTTGTGCAATTTCCTCATAGTGGTTAATACTTGTTCATGATCATACTCCGGATTCGACGAATATGAAAAAGAAGAAGGGATTTTCGTTAGTGAGTATAATGAGGTTCCTAGCCACGAAAAAAGAGAATATAATGATGAGGTTGATAGATAAGAATTCGAAGAAGCCGTATGTTGAATATGATTATTTGCAGATATTAGCATAGCGGCTGCTGCGGGAGGAGGAGGTTGTTTAGGAGATGGTGGAGGTGTATCGACATCTGAATGTTCTGCGTCATTCGCTGAATGTTCTGCGTCATTCGCTGAATGTTCTGCGTCATTCGCTGAATGTTCTGCGTCATTCGCTGAATGTTCTGCGTCATTCGCTGAATGTTCTCTGATAAAAATAGATGGAAGCATTAGTTATACAAGTTAATTAGTTTTTATTACTTATAAAAATAATTATTACTATTCGCCCGACATTTTATTTAATGCGTCAAGTCTCTCTATTGTTTTGTCTAAATTACTCTTTGGTGCTGTTCTCCCATCAAATAAATAATCTGTTGCTGGGCTAATCTCATTTTTTTTTACATCTTTGTAAACTACGTCAATTTTACCAATAATCTTGTGTATGGCGTCTTTATCATTTAGAATATCAACATTTAAATCAACCGTTTCCGTTAAAAGTGTTATACCGAAATATAAAAGATATCTTCTCTTTTTCTTTAAGCCGCTAGTGTATTTTATACAAAAAATAGATAACAGCGAGTTCATTATTTCAGACTTAATATGTTTCTCGTCTTTTTTACATTCTAATAATAACAACTCCCATACCATCCATATAATATCCATTTGATATTTGTCTAATACAGGGGCAAAACTCCTCCTTTCACAAAAACACCCTTCTTTCTTTCTTTTGGAAAGCATCTCAAACTCCAATAACCATTTGATATTTGTCTAATACAGGGGCAAAACTCCTCCTTTCACAAAAACACCCTTCTTTCTTTCTTTTGGAAAGCATCTCAAACTCCAATAACCATTCCAGCCAGTAGCAAGCAGACACAACATTTTTTGATTGTGGAGATATGTGATATGCAAATTCGTTTATCGCTATGAAAATTTCTTTCGGGTCACCCTTACAGAAAATAGTTTGGGCATAATTAATTGTGGGTGCTTTTAATTTTGTAGACATATGTGCCATATTGAACTCTTCGTTTTTTTTAATTTTTATGTCCTCAAAACGATGTTTCTTTCGAGAGAAGCACAACACCCCTGTTATTTCGGCAAACAATCGTCTAATTTTAGGATTATTCCTCATTCTCAACTCATTGTCGATGTAACCCCCCGAAAGTATATCCTTGAAATTATTAAAACGCAACGCAATGTATATAGGTAATTTAGGGTTTCCTAGATGAATATATTTAGATATATATAGAATTATACATTCCCATAAGTCAATATAGTGCCCGGCGCATATAAATTCTGCGCCCCAATAGCACGCTGCTTCGACCTTTCCAGATAATAAACACTCGGTTATCTCCTTCTTAACTTTGACTTTCTGGAATCCCGAAAAGGTTATTTGTCTAAAATCACATTTTGTTCGAATATCATTAATTTCAGTGTCTGTCATATATTAAAATAAATACAAAAATTATAGCAATATAATACATATGGTAAAAACATCAAGCAAGGGATTGCTTATAGACGGCTATGATTATTTTAAAAAACGGTCTATTATAGAATTCATATTATATATAGTTGGAGGTATGCTGATATTATGTTTGTTTATTAATTTAATAAACCCACAGAAGGAGGGGTTTGGTGTCCAGAAAAAAATGGTTTTAAAGAGGGGAGGCGATATATATGATGATTTTTATGCGAATCAGTATGATGTTATACTATATAACAAGAAACGAAATAGGTTCGAGGTGGGTGTTATTCGGAAACAAACCAATGTAACTGAGGAGAGTGTCATTTTAGATGTTGGCTCAGGTATAGGACATCACGTAGATGCGTTTTCGAATGAGAATATAAAAGCAATTGGAATAGACAATTCCTTGTCGATGATTAATAAGGCAAAAAGCACGTATTCAAACAATGATTATCGCAACTTAGATGCAATGGACGGAGCCAGCTTTTCTAAAGATACATTCACTCATATTACGTGTTTTAACTTTACCGTGTATTATATGCAAAACAAAGATGCATTTTTCAAAAATTGCTACTCGTGGTTAAAACCGGGTGGTTACGTAATAATAAATTTGGTGGATAGTAAAGGTTTTGACCCCGTATTAACTTCAAGCAACCCATTTGAGGTATCTTCGTCAAAATATGTGAAAAAATGTAATCATAATAATACAACTGTAAAGCTGGTGGATTATGATTATAAGTCCAACTTTGAAATATATCCGAATGACTCAACAGCGGTATTCCGTGAACAGTTTAAAGAAGTAACCTCGGGAAATATACGGAAACACGAATTAAGGCTGTTTATGCCTACACAAAAAGAAGTGGTTAACATTACGAAACACGTGGGATTTATTTTATTGGGAAAAGTAGATATGTCGACGTGCACGAATGACTCCCAATATTTGTATATATTTCAAAAGCCAACATAATTAACAGTTTATATTTATTAATAATTATCTAACTTTTTGTTAAAATGATAATTATTTACATAATATTAGCAATTATTCTTATGTATATATTTTTTATGGCGTATATTAAAATACGCTATCATTTCTGGAGCACTCAGCCGGTTTTTCATTACTATAATATTATGTATAGGATTAGACCGCCAGGCAAAATAAGTAAGTCTATAGTTCCGATTAACAGATATACGAATATTATAGATATAAAAACGCATAATGCCTCGGAATTGAATGATTCCAAAATTCAATATATCTGTGGGTTTATAAAGAATTTTTGCTTGCGGACCTCTACATTAAACTTTCTGCCAGAGAATAATAACATTGTCCCTTATTTGAGGGATTCTGGCGGAAATGGTTATGTATCTATATATTACGACAGTTCACCATATGCCGAGAAAGGAGATAATTATAAGGGGCTTGTGTGTGGAAGAAAATTATGCGTGGTATTTAATAAAGGTCCTATATTTCCTATTTATTATATGGATAATTTGTGTATATATCCCGGTTATAAGAAAAAGGATATATTTCCTAAATTAATACAGAACCACTGTAATAATTTACGAAAAAACAGGAAGAATATCACTACTATTTTGTTTAAACACGATGGACCTAAACATATTATTATCCCATTAACATCATTTCTCACCACAGGGTATTTGATAAATGATATTCCTCTTCTAACAATACCACACGGGTCGTTTAAGGTAATAGAGCTAACGTGCGATAATGTAAACCTTTTAAAAACGTTTATTGATGAGAATAGTAACCGTTTTAAATGTTTTATATATCCCGAGATGGCGGAAATATTTCATTTCATTCGCACCGGAAATATATTTATATATGGTGTTTTGCATAAGGATAATCTAGTTTCCGCATATTTCTTTAGAAATTCTATGATAAAGTATACCCCGAATAAAATTCCGGGTGAAAATCAAATTCTCGAGGGAAACAAAGAAGAATTATCTAATGTCATCACTAATTTTGCATCATTGAGCGATATTTATAATAATAATATTTTTCTTACAGGATTTTCAATCGCTTTACATATGTGCAATAAACGCCAAAAATCTGAGTATGTGTTTATTGATGGTGTATCATCTAATGTTGATATAATAAAGTCTTTTGGTGTAAATATTACTGTTAGATATTCTCAAAAGAGTTCGTTTATTTTTTATAATTATGCAACTAAAAATTTGCCGGCAGATAAATGTTTAATAATATATTAGCGAACATATTTTCCAGCTCGCGCGAATGAGTCTACTACAAAAATTATGAATATTCCTAAAAAGGAATATAATATGAGCTCTTCGAACACATGCCCTGTTTTTTCATCGTGTTGTTCTTCCAATAAATGGATCATATAATTTAATTTCTGCGCCATTTCTCCTTTATTTGACATCATTTGTGGTTGGGGCTGTGGTTGTGGTTGGGGCTGTGGTTGTGGTGGTGGGTGATTTGCTTCTTTATACATCGGCGCTACCTTTTTATAATATTCGTTATTATCCGTAATATTTAAATCATCATAATGTTCTCCTTCAGGAGGACCAGTATTAGATAACCCGTCTCCGGTTAATTCGGATGTATTTACCCTGATATGTTTTGTGTTAGGATTAGATTCCTCTGTTTTTATGACACCGATTGACGATGGTGGGGGGGGAGGATTAAAATTATTTAATTCCTCTCCCACCTCGGGGGATTGGTGTATGCGAGCGATTGCATCGTTAATTTTCGAATTTTGGGCCTGCCTATTTTTTAGAGTGTGATTCCTCGTTTTATCTATATGCGACCTGTTATTATTTTCCGAAAGATTATTTTTTGGAGAAAAAGGAGCGGCACATAATACTAAATTACTCATATCTAATAAAAAAAGAGATTTTAATATTATATAATTTTTCCTAATAAACATTTTTAATATGATTATGAATATGAATATTTAATAAATGATTATATATATATAATTATGAAATATATATGTTGTTTTTTCTTTATATTAATGGTTTACGTTTATTATAACACGTATTATATACGCGAGAATTTCACAACGAAATTGAGGGATGGACCACAGAACCGTTTTCATCCAATAAGATTGAGGGCACGAGGGAGGAGGTGGATGCGAGGGAAACAGTATAACGACACGATTAATAAAACAAAAGGCTTTGCTAATAATATGTTGTGGAATACTGTTGGCATCAAAAATTATTTTTAAATTTTTTTATCTAATATTATATACAACAATGGGTTCTTTAAAAAAGATGTTTAGGTATGTAAATAGTCTAAATAAAAACAAATTTTTTATAGGACTCTTCATGATAGTATCTAATATTGGGTCAAAGTATATAGACCTTGGGTTTAGTAAAACACAGGAGCACGCTCTGCGAAACGCGATGGGGAGGGAAATATTAATATTTACAACCGTTTTTATTGGAACGAACGACGTTATCGTTTCGATTTTGATGACTGCTGCGTTTGCAATATTATCAAACCATTTGTTTAATGAGGAAAGCAGATTCTGTATTATTTCCGACAAATTGTCTAAAATTAAAAGTGCGGTTGATACGAATAATGATAATATTATTTCTAAAAAGGAAGAAGAGAAAGCCATTGAGATTTTAAAAACGGCGCAATCCCAGAGATCGGCGCAATCCCAGAGATCGGCGCAATCCCAGAGATCGGCGCAATCCCAGAGATCGGCGCAATCCCAGAGATCGGCGTCTTTGTGAAATATATACGTTTTCCCAAATAATTTTATTAAATGAAAATATCTTATATGATTATTATATAATTATTATATAAGATATTTTTAAGCAGGCTCGTCCTCCACAATATAAAAAAGACAACTCCCTTTATTTAGATATAGATATTGACTTCTCTGGAGTGATAAAAACAAATCCCGTAAAATTCACAAGTAAGATGCTTGTACCCGAAGGTCGTGTACAAAAAATACTATTTACCCCTTTATTAAAATACACTGATGAGATTATAAAAAAAGCAGGTGTCCCAATATCATATCGTAGTTTTTTCGAAAAGTCTCTATATTTTACTAAGCTTCTTAAATATGTTATCAAAAACAGAAAAATTCCGAAATACGGGTCTCCCGTGGCACGAAATAATGGGGAACACAATATAAAATATATGCTGGACCTAATGTTCAAACCAAAAACACCAATTTACAATAACAATCGCAAGTATATCATTCATAAAATCGACATTCACCCGACAGTACCAACTGACTTAAGGATAGGAGAACCAGTTTCGGCGAAGGTAACCGTTTATCTAGCTATGATGGAAGACCATAAAAATAATTTTGATAGATTAGATTGTAAAGATAAGAAAAAGGATATTATGACTAGTTTGCATAAATTCTTCTACCCAGATGATGTCGTTAGGGAGCCGGATGTTCGCATAACGAAAAGGGGTTTTCCGATGTTGCCCCCAGCATATCATAGTGAAACTACCGGGTATGTTAAAAGCAAAGCCATAAATAATGGTCGAGGTATATCCTCCCACGCCCGCACCCACTACAGGAGAGGGTTGCATGATATATATGATTCTCATTTATCAAGGCATCATAGGCCACACCACCAATCGAGGCATCATAGACCGCACCACCACACATCGAGGCATCATATGCCATCAGCTTCGTCTGCATCGAGACATCATATGCCATCAGCTTCGTCGGCGTTGAGGCATCATATGCCATCAGCTTCGTCTGCATCGAGGCATCATAAACATGGGCACGTAGCTCGGGGGGGAGGGACAAAAAAAAAGCGTAAGACAAACAAAAGGGGGCGTTCTACTCGTTGCAAAAGGAGGCGGGTAGTTTGAGACATTTTTTTTTGAATCTCTCTTCTAGATATTTTGGAATGTAGTCAAAATCTATAATTTCCCTATTCCGTTCATATAGTTTTTTTGCATCGGGGTCTAGTTCTAGTTTCCTTTTAAATTCTCCACGATCGTCATAATATTTAGCCGCAGTTTTCTGTCCGCATCTGGCAAATACCGATTGTATATTATCACTTTTGTCTCCGGATACAATCTTGCAAAATAAATCTTTTTCTGGATTATTAAAACTATGTTTGCTGTCAGTCAACAACTTCCCCTGTAAATTATAAATATATACATTATCATTTACCAGTTGAAGGTAGTCCATGTCGCTAGTTATAATATGAACGCTCGAGTCGGGATATGTATTTTCAATATGGCGGGTTGTAACTGCTATACAGTCGTCGGCCTCTAATTCTTCGTCATATAAAATAGCGTTTGCACCTCCTTTACTAAATAAGTTTTCGGTATATGTTAACTTAAATGAGTGGCCCACGCCGTTGTCGTCATTCTTCCTACCGTGTTTATATTCTGCAAATAATTTTCGGCGCCAAATATTGGAGGATGGACAATCCTTCCCAACCAAAATAATGGCTTTCTCGTTCGGAGAATATATCTCTTTAATTTCAGCTAGTTTTTTAATGAAAGTTGTCCTGTATTTATCAATAAATCTTGCGTTTTCAAATGGAATGCAAGATTCGTCGATGTGCTTGGCGTTTCTCCACCAATTCTTAAGAGAGAAATATCTATAGTAAATGAAATAGCTACCATCAATAAGAATAAACTTCATATATTGGTATTGAACATAATCCTTTAATTATGTTCAATTTTACATTTCTATTAAATCCGCCAAATCTGTCAAGAACATAGACTTCGCATATCGCTGAATGAGGTCGATATAGTTTGCACCTTTGCTTACCCGTTGAACAACGCTATCTAACACCGTAATCGCTATTATGAATTTGCAGATACACGGGTCAACGTTAAGATTATAGTCGCGCAAAAAAATGTTAATTATATTTAAATCGCTCGCATTTAAGTAAGATCTCGAAAACCCGGCTTTAATTATAATGGAAATTCTTAATAATATATCCTCCTTTACTGAGTCTTCTAAATTATCATAGGTGTGTTTTGGCCGTATGATATCATTTGTGAATTGTCGTATACCTTCACGGTAGTTGTCGCTTGTTGACATAATAGACATAAACGAATGTATTCCTGATTGTTCAAATTCCGTCAACGCGTTCATTAATCCAAAATCAATCACACCTATTTTACACGTTTCGTTTTTAACAAATATGATATTTCCTGGATGAAAATCTCCGTGATAAAATCTATCATACATCCAGCTTTTTAAAAAATATTTGATGATTATTTCTACATATTTATCTTTATCATCGTCGTCGATATTATTTAAAGTTACACCGTCGATGTAGTCCATAACTATCATATTGGAATACTTTTTCGTAAACTCCGGGTATACTGTTGGGATAATTACGTTGTCTATATTTTTAAAGTTATTTTTCATTTTCTGCAAATGATTTAATTCTGATGCAAAATCAATCTGTTTGAGGAAAAGTTGTCTATGTTCATTCAAAAAATCATTTATATCAACTGATATTTTACTATTAAATAGGGTAATTAACCAGACGATATATTTTAATTGTTTCAACGCACTTTCGATTTTTACCTTAATATTCTTACGACCAACTTTAACAATTACTGGATTATTGTCCAAAATACCTCCATAAACTAAAGAAATGCTTCCCGCACGAATTGGAAATCCGTTATTTTCTAATAAAAGCGTTTGATTTCCGTCTTTTTCGAAATGACGCAAGAACTCGTCGTCTATGTCTTCTTTTGTGTAGGGAACATTATCGGTATATCGTTGTAATTCGTTCTCCTGTTCCAACGTAAGCAACTTGTCCCTAGAAGGAAACGCTTGCAATACTTTGATATATAGAACATTTATCGAAGCCATTTTTTTAAGGACATTAAATATACACGTTCCTTTGCCCCTCCCACACAAATAATATATGTATTGTAATAAAAAGACGAGGGCCGTATATATTACTAGAATTATCTCTTCAACCATATATATTTATTCAATATTCTCTATAAATGTTTTAAAACGCCAAAATAGTTTTTTAATTAATATACCGGCTATGTTTTCCATAGACTTTGGGAGTTGTTCATCTAAATCTATGTGATAAAGGTATTTTACGTCCATCGTGTGGTCGTCTACTATATTAATATCAAATGATGCGAAGTTACTTATCACCGGTTCGCTTCGAGAAAAATTAACAACCTTATCGTTGGATGGTTTGCTTATATATTGAATATTGTGTTCTCCGGATGAGACGGATGTCATGTCAAGCGTTAAACATCTCTGTAGAATTCCTAATTCTGCACCGAAACGTTTAAATAGGTAAGAATATGTTCTTATATTATTTTCTTTAATCGTAATCTTCATATCTTCTAAAATATCTCGATTTAACGTATAAATTAAATCATAAATCTTCCACCCAGTAAAAGCCCCAATATATATACGAGGATTGTGTATTTTGAAGGTTAATAGATATTCGTTTTTTTTATCGGTTGCAGACAATATAATATTGTGTTTATTGCAGATTAGTTTATTACATGCTGGCTTATTGCTATAGCGGGTAGTTCTTATCTCTTCTATAGATTCAGACATATAGGTATATAATAAGTTTATTATATGTTTTAATTTTAAACTAAATGAATATTTTATAACAAGCCTGCGTTATATGATAGAATATTTTTAAATGTAGTTTATATAGTTTATATATGGCGGGTCTTGATAAATTTTTTATTTTAGACAATCAATCCCCGTGTTATATAATATCCTACACGGACGTAGATATAGAAATCGGGGAAGACCAAATGCGAAAGTGTATTTTAGATTCCTACGATAAAACACCTATTTTGCAAAATATATTATATATTGAGAATGACCAGGTAGTGTCGACAAAATATAATCAGTTTAATGTAGACGAACATTATGAAATGAAATATCTTAACTCGGAACATTTTCGTTCGTATATAAAAAAACTTGCGAATAATAACACTAATAATTGCGGGAAAACAATATTAGATTGGTATTTTTTTTGCTGTGTAGATAAATCCGCAAAAAAATCGCGTGTTTATATGAAGATAAATCATTCTAAATGCGATGGAACAAGCTTAATTAATATGCTAAGAAATTCTTCTTTATTAAAAATGAATGCACCAAAAATAAATGAAGCTGCCAATATATGTAAAGAACTCAAACAACCTCCGTATAATAAAACTATTAGTTTTTGTGACAAAATTTATTATCAAATTGTGGGGTTTGTATTATTGTTTATATTAAATATTAAAGTAGCGCTAAAATTGGTAATGTGCTATTTTCGAAATACTCTTAATAATACATTGAATAATACATCGAATAATACATCGAATAATACATTGAAAAATAACGATGATAGTGTGAGTGGAAACGAGAAGAAACGTATAAGATACATAGAATGCAATCCCCTTTCTCTTATCAAACTTAAGGCTGTTTCAAAATATAAGAACATAACAATAAATGACCTTCTCTTTTCTATTATGGTGCGGGCAGATAATTTATACTACAAGAATAAACGTGACCTAGTAATAGTGTGTCCATTTTCTTCTAATAATTTAGACAAATCGCAAAAGAGTAATAATAATTTTGTACCCATCGCAGTTACTGTTAGCAATCATCACGATAAAGAAACTATCTTAAAAAAAGTAAGCACTACGCTAAACTCATATAAGCATTCCGCATTTTTATTCTGTCTGCATAAGCTTATTTCTTTTTTAAATTCGAAGTTCAATATAAATATATTTTCTTTATATTCAATCGGACCGTCGTGCGTTGATTATATCTTCACTAATATGGTCGGTCCCGATATAAGCGGAAGCCAATTGACGGATATTCATTTTTTTGTTACTCCCAGAAATAACGAGATTATATATAATACAATTAGTGCGGGAAATAAATTGAATATTATATGTAGTTTTATAGACGAAACTATTAACAAATCCCTCTTTGAAAAATGCATATATGAGGCGTATAAAGAGATGGTTTTAGTATAAAGAACACCGACCGGAGGAATTGTTTAGCATCGCCAAATTTAAATCTACTCATTATATATCTTACTATATGCGTGAACTATATTTTTTTATATTTGGATGTTTATTTATTTACTATTTATTAGATATTCGCGATCACTGCTATCTATATAATAATAATTATGATTTATTAAAGAAAAATATACAAACACTTGTTAGGCAGGCCGCTAGATGGAGCACGGCTTCTAAACAAGACGATAGTTCAATGATTGCCGTTCTACACGCAAACTATGGAGCCGGTTATCTGTGGGCGGTGAAGGATATCGCGACTGATGACCAAATTGAAAAAGCTGCGGGGATTAATATCCGTAAGTTTGAAAATGAAATAATTAAAATACAAGACGAGGCTACTGTTCGTATGTCACAATTGTGTTCTGAATATGGTCCGGAACCTAGTTATTTAACTGCATTGGGCGGCGAGGGTAGTTAAATCCGCATCAGGGTAGAGGGAATATTATATTATATTATATTATATTATATTATATTATATTATATGAATGATATACAGCACGATAAACTTGTCGGAGAGTTCGGCAAGGGGAGAACACTTATAAATAAAAACGTAGTGCATTTAACAAAACAGGAATTTAATAAAAATTTACTGGGGCTTACCATATTTATATTTATGGGAGTTATGGTAATTCCGAATTATTTAATAAAATCCAAGCATTTTTTTTTAGCGTCGTTATATTGTTCCAATTTAGACATGATTGCGACAGTGCTAGGATTTGCCGGAGGTCCTTTTGATATATGGAAGTATTTATATAATCCATCCGCTATATCGTATTATGGATTTCTGTCAAGCACGTTAATCAATTTTTTTGCTCTAATTGGGGTTGGCATCGTCTGCTTTTTAGACGCGAGATTAAATAATAATATATTTAGCGGCCTAAGTAGATATATTATTGCAATAGTTATTACATATCTTTTGCCCGGTAATATTATTGTATATATAATGAACACTTTTTCAGAATATTTATTCAAAATGAATATTACATATCGTCTAAGATATTCGCTGGTTATTGCATTTGGCCTCATCTTTGTTGCTGCAATTATAGCATTCGAGAGATTTCTCGGGGGGATAGCAGATGTCCCCGTAGAGTCCGCGCTTAAATATTTATTGCAAAAAGAGAATTTAAACAAACTAATATAATCTTATTTCATATATTATTTATTTAAATTAAATAATATAAATCACCTTACATATCCAGAGTTACTGTATTCCTCTCGCTCTTTGTGCGTTTCTTTGAGCGGGAAGGGGCTGTCGCACTTGATATTTCTTTAAGATCTTGCACGCTTATTCGGCTGTCGCTGTCTTTTTTATTCTGAATGTTAATATTCTTTGTTTTTAATCCGGAAAGGAGGTCGCTAATATCGCTTGGTCCGTTCATTTCCGGGCGTGTTTGTCTGGTTGATCTCTCTAGAGGCTGAGCACCTACCTTCCCAAACTGCTCCTCGATATTAATTCCGTCATTCCCGCGTGCAAAAGTCATATCTGGTCTATTGTTTGGAGAAGCACTTCTTGCACTTTTTGTTTGCTGTGTTCGAATTGGTGCTGGAGGAGGTCCGTCAACTACATTCACCGGAGGCATATTGCGTTCACCGCCTACTATATCATTCATAAATCCGCCAAATCCCGGATTGCTATCTCCCATTGTGTTTACCGCCGCCTGTGTAAACTGTTGCATAAGCTCGGGGTTTTGTTTCATTATATCGTCCATTCCGGGCATAGATGTTTTAAACATAGTGTTTGTCATATGAACCATAATCGCCGATCCGCCCAGTTGGAATAATAGTTTTAGTTCTGGCGCCATTGATGCCTTCGACTTATATTTATCGTGAAGCTCGCCGAAAATGTCATCATAGTCATCCACGTTTTCACTTATTTGCTCTGACCACCCATCAAGTTTCACATCAAACGGGTCAAATCTATTATTTAAAAACTCAATACCTGTTACAGCTGCCATTAACATTCTTCCCTGGAATTTGCAACTGTTCGCCTTCGCCTTATCGTCTAGAATCATCTCATATTCTCCCTTCATTTCATCTAAAGGAGAATCCATATTATACTTTTTGGTGAGCTTTGCCCCTTTGCGCTCAAGAGCCTCTAGCTTTCTTAGCACACTAAACTTTTCCCGTAATAGTTCGGCTTGCGACATAGTCGGTGTCTTCGGAACGTTTTTATCTGGGTCCATCGGAATATTAGTAAACTTACTAAATCCATCCCACGTTTTATTTTCGCTATCGAGTTTTATATCTTTTGCTGTTTCTTTGCCTATGCCTTCGAGTCCGGGGATGCTGTCTTTTAGTTTATTTACAGACCCTATCCCGTGGTTAATCGATTTTGTTTCATCAGAAGTTGTATTAAGCGCTTTTGAAAATAAAGATGATTTCGCTTCGCTTTTAGTATTACTTATATCGGCGGTCAATCCATTTAATTGATTTTCCAAATCGTTAAGGTCGTCTAACTTAACGTCAGTTGAAAGACTTTTGGACCCGTCGGTTTTCTTCTTATCATTCATTAATAGCTCAAGTCCGCCGCCAAAATTTACAGATGGTCTTGGCGACTTAACATCCGTCTTATTAGGAGAACTAGAATTATCCTCTTTATTTAGAGTTATTGTTGGTGCCCCACCAATTGTTTTAATGTCTATTACCTCTGGAACCAAATCAGTCATTATGATACTATTAGAATTTTTAATTTTAAGTATTACGAAGCATAAATATATTTATTACATATATACTTTATTCGGAGTTCGCGTCGTGTTTAAACAAATTATTGTCATATAGGAACCATAGTCCCTGTAGAAAACTATCTGCTAAATCATCTTGTTTTTTATGTTTTTCAAATGTGCTCACCCATTCGACGTTTTCCGAGTTTTTTTTTAACATTTCTGTTGTAATATCAATACCGTATTTTTTTCTTTCTTTATATGTCATTTTTTTTCTTGTAAATTGTTTAAGCTTATTCATTGCTGATATAAAATGAATATTATGGATATCTTTCATAATAAAATACTGCGCAACCATTCCTTGAATTGTTTTCATTCTGTTTGCAAGAGGAGAAATTTGATTCTCAATAATTACACAATCAATCTTATCTAAAGTGATTCGTTTTGTAAAAACCTCGGCTATTGCAATCCCAACATCTATTAGTGACATTTCGTTTGCTTTTGGTTCGGTATTAACATTAAAACTATTATTTTTTATATGCTTATCTAATTCGCACAAAACAGTTTTTTTTCTTATTGGTTCGGCGATGCTAATGTTATATTTATTCGACAACACGATTAACTCTTTTAAATTTAAATTATTTATTTTTATATCTAATGGCGGAATAATATAACCCGTTTTTTTTGCGTGTATTTTACAATAAAATACCCCATCTTTTTCATAAGTTGCCTTCTTATTACACATTTTCGATTTTTTTTTTATTTGGGTAAAACAATTGCATATTGGAGCCTCCCCACATAAATTAAGCACATCCCATTGTAATATATTAAGACCCTTTCCTTCATCTGCATCTAGCAAGCACATCGCCATATTTTTTATTCCAACGTCAATACTTAACACCCTCATATTTAAAGATTATAAATCTAATAATCTTTAAATGCATATTAATTGTAATTAACCAGTCCTCTTCTTAAAAGCTGATATTGTGTAAGTGTTGGGATTGACATTCTCGCCTGTAACTGTTGTTCTGTTAAATATAAATTCTTCTGATTGCTCGTTTCAAATCCGTGCGGCTTCTTGTTACTTTCGCAAGATTTATACAAATAAGGTGTTGTTTTAGATGTTGTATCTTCCACCGGTCTCGACCCGTCGCGGCTATTCTGAACGGAATGATAACGAGGAGGGCACAACCCATTTTGCCCACACGCAGTCTCTTGGTTATTTTTAATAATTGTGTCTGCATTATTTGTTAGGAATCTCCTATATTGCCAGTTTGTTGTTATATTTTCTTTCCTTCGAATTTCTTCGTTTACTGCCCCACCGGGTTGCCAATTTGCAAAATTACGTCCGTCCATCATTATTGGGGGAGAATCAAAATGAATATTGTTTGAACCAGACCCATAATTACTCATTTAATATAAAAGAAGAATATAATTATTTTTAATATATAATGTAGTTAATTAAGAAGTTGTCGCCCCTTTCTCACCACCACTCTTTTTTAATAATCCCAATAGGTCCTTCTTTTTCATATTATTCGCGGAATCGGGTGAAGCCAGCACTTTGTCTACAACCAATGCTTTTAACTCGGGAACTTTTAATTTATTTAGATTAATTCCTAGGGGCTTTGCCGAAATAGGATTCTCGATGCCGATGCTTTTCATTTCTAGAGAATCGTTTACGCCCGTGCCTAAATTATTGTCGTCATCACTGTCGCTGTCCTCGCCAGAATCACTATCGGAGCTATCAGCGACTGTTACTAAAGTGCCTCCTACATTTTCATCAACTGCGAGTGAATCAACTGCGAGTGAATCAACTGCGAGTGAATCAACTGCGAGTGAATCAACTGCGAGTGAATCAACTGCGAGTGAATCAACTGCGAGTGAATCAACTGCGGGTTCTGCGCCTATAGTAAACGTGTTCCGGGCCATCTCATTCAGGTAGTGTTGCTGGTCGATACAGTCGGTACGACCAACATCTAATGTAATTTTTTTATTTGAGGAAGTTGCTGTCTCATCTTCGTCAGATGAGTCTTCATCTGAACTATCAGAAGAATAATCATCGTCGGATGATACGTTAATTTTATCACCAAGATGGTCTTTCTCGGAAATATTAGATACTTCGCTATTACATACTTTGCTATTACATACTTCGCGATTACATACTTCGCTATTACATACTTCGCGATTACATACTTCGCTATTAGATATGGTATCATTCGCGCGGTGAGACCCAGTCCCGCTTCGCATATCTTCCTGAAGGCCATTAATAATTCCGGTTAATACGTGGTTTTGGTTTTGAATATTCTTTTCGATTCTTGAAATCTTTGTGTTCATTAAATAAACAATCAATCCGGACATCAATAACGTAAATGCGACAGATATTATAAAACTATTGCTATCTAAGCTGAATATATTCATTACTAAAAATGCCATATATATTTTAAATACTAATTAAACGAAATTATATATTGAGCGTTTCAATAATTTCCTTTGTTTCGTTTATGATTTCTTCCGGATAGTCTAAATCTTTTAATACCTTCACCGCCCCCTTTATCTTTGATATACCCTTTTCCATCTTATACGTATACGTAAAATCATTATTGGCTACATTAACGTTCATATTACAATTAAGTATATCTTTGTGATTATCTAATCTCTTGCATACCTCTAAAAAGTGAGTTGTAATCATAAATGACATATTTTTATATTTTTTAAGATATTTCAAGAATGCAATCGCCGCCCCAATTGCTTCGTATGGATTTGTGCCCGAATACAATTCATCGAACACGCAAAAATGACGAAGAGCCTTTTTCGAAGAGGGGTCCTCGTCGGTGGTTTGGACATCTGTCAGAATGTTTACACAACGTCTAGCTTCCGCTTGGAATAGACTATCTCTACCAGATGTGTCTGGTATATTAAGGTAACTGTGTATTACATCATATGGGCATATTTTCGCGGAAGAATAAAACCCACAGCCAATCTGTTGAGATATTAATAAGTTTAATAGCGTGGTTTTCAACATAGTAGTCTTTCCTGCAGCATTCGGTCCAGTAATTAATATATTCTTGTCTAGTTTGTAAGAGTTTTTAACTATATTTTTATGAGAAGATGGGAAATATGCGTTCTTAAATTTCGAACTTTTATTTGAAACACTACAAAATGTCATTTTCTTATCTTTAATGTGTCCTTGTATGTCTTTCAAATTTTCAAAATATGCTTGCAAATACAACGTGTAGTCGATCGACTCTATTATAGTTTTATCGTTATAAAGTTTGTTAAAACACTGCATAATATGTCCCATAGAAAAGGTTCTCTTTAATACGAAGTCTTTATCATTAATTTGAACTAGAGATTTTTGGAATGTTTCCAAAGTGGTTTTGTGGGATTTCATATTATCTATAAAACCCTTATAAGAGTTTAATCTAGAACAGCTTTTCTCTAAAGAGTTCATAGAATCGATCGAGGAAGATATAAATGTTTTTGTCTCCAATAGGTGTTTATGTATTATTTTCGAATGATTATAAAATGTGGTGCAGGATATAACATTCTGATATGTTTGGAATATATAAAACCCAATAGATATTAATATATATATACGCTGTTTCCACGAAGCATCGCCAAGCGCAAATAGCTTCCCTAACTGGTGCCTTTTGCAAACAACCGTTAAAACCTCAATATACTTAGAAAGAGTAATACTATAGCCCTGTATTTTAATTATAAAAAACGGAAGAATTAAGAAAAAAATAGGAAGAACAAGAGAAAATATAGGTGAGGTTATATTATACATACAGAGCACCTGCAAAAATAACGGCTGGTTATTCAACATTTTAGATATCGCCCACGAATTATCTAAATAGTTATATTTTGAATAAAACCCTGTTTCCGCCCGTATATCGTATAATATATCTTCAACGTTAACTACATTACTACACGATTCAGGGACTGTCCCTTTCAATAACTTCTGCGTGTCTTTAATATATTCGGGGTCAGAAGTATAATAATTGCTCCAAAGGGGAATAATCTTATGTGAATATACCGTGGAAGTGTTGAATAAGTGATTATATGTACATAGACTTTTGCCATCTTTCTCACATTCATTATCTTCTACTTCCTCATCAGCCAACTCGTCCTCGTCGAGTAATGGGGGTCGTAGTTCTAAATCTTTTATTAAATGTTCTTGAAGTTTACTTTTATTACTTAAAAAGGATATGGGTAAATCAAATGCTTTCATTTCTGTTATAGAAATAGAAATAGAAACATATATTATAACGAAAACGATGCTATTTAAACATCTCGTTGTTATTTAAAATTTGCGGGGAGCTCGGTAATTGTAGTATGATAATGTTGCTCAATCTCTCGCATATGTCTAGTATCACGACGGGTTACAAAATTAATGCCGGTTCCTTTTCTACCCCATCTGCCACTTCTCCCGATGCGGTGCAGATATGTATGTACACATTTTGGTATATCAAAGTTAATAACGGTGCTCACCTGCTGAATATCTATTCCCCTCGCAGTTACATTAGAAGAAATTAACACTCGGGTATTCCCCGAACTAAACTCTTTGAAGCTTTTGTCTCGTTCTTCCTTGGTCATCGAACTATGGAGGTGACATACAGGGAAGCTGTCCTCTACCATTGCCTCGTATAGATCCCGAACTCTTTTTACACTATTGCAATATATAATGCACTGACTGAGAGCGAGAGTGCCATACAAGTCTTTTAATGTCTCATACTTTTGGTCGTCGTTTTCCAACGCTATAAAATGCTGAGCTATCCCTTCTAATGTTAGTTGCTCACTCTTAACCAATACCCGAATGGGTGTCCTCATAAATTTATCGGTAAGCATATTTAAACTATCGGGCATTGTTGCGCTGAATAGTCCTACCTGAATATCCTTTTTTAAAAACTGAAAAATATTATATACTTGCTCCTTAAATCCACTGGAAAGCATCTCATCTGCTTCGTCTAGAACGATAACCTCGAGATTATTCGTTTTAAATTTTTTCCTTCTTAGCATATCGTGAACACGGCCAGGACACCCGATAACAACGTGTGGAGGGGAGTTTAATAACTTCCTGGCATCATCCTCGGTAGAAGTCCCCCCTACCAATAGCTGTGTTCTTAAATTTTTAAACAACTTTCCTATGGAGTCTAATACGATCTTCGTTTGTTGTGCTAATTCTCGCGTGGGAGCCAATACTAATGCCTGAGGGCTCTGTATAGACAAGTCAATCTGTTGCAAAATACCTATTGTGAAACATCCGGTTTTCCCAGTCCCGGACTGAGCCTGTGCAATGATATCTTTCTTATTTAATAGGTGAAGAATTGCCTTACGTTGTATTGGGCTGGGGACTTCAAACCCATATGCATATATTCCTCGCAATAGTTCTTGTCGCACGTTCAACTCTTCCCAAGACTCTATCTCTGTTTTTTCGGACACGCTTTCTATATCAGTATTTTCTATGCAAGACATATTATAACACAAATAATTATTTTTAAGTTGCTTATTTTAATAATGTAATTATAAACAGATATAAACTTATTTATTACATATAACTATTATTAATGACCATTCACTATACGGATGATGATATTAATAATATCATCCAGAATGGTTTTGACTTTTCATTTAATAAAGATGTCTTGGAAAAAATACAGAAACTATCGGATCAGGTAGGAGATCCCGAATATATTAGAACCCCGCAGTTTTCAAAAAAAAACCATAAAGTTTCGGAAGAAGACTGGGAAGCAATACGCAATTTTAAGAAAACCGAAATTATTAAAAAGGAGGGCGTTGAGGCGTCTTCTGATATCATTAGAAAATATTTGAATAAACTAACAACTAAAACATACGAGGTTCTGAGCGTAAAGATAATTGACGAAATAAAATCTGTTTGCAAATCAAAGAATATTTCAGATGTAAATTCTTGCGGTGAGGATGCTGATATAACTAAGATAGGAAATGATATATTTGCTATTTCAAGTAGTGGATTATTCTATTCTGAAATGTATGCAAAATTATATATTTTATTGATGTCTGAATTTAACTTTATGGAAACATTGCTTCGGGTAAACTTTTCCGATTTTAGAAAAGTATTTCGCACAATTAAATATTGTGACCCTAATAAAGATTACGATGGGTTTTGCGACAATAATAAGGCTAATGAGAAAAGGCGCTCTCTCGGGTTATTCTATGTAAATCTAATGTTGCATAATGCGATTGAGAAGGATGATATAATGGATATTATTATTGAGTTGCAAGATTTTTTTGTCGAAAAACTAGAGGAAGAAGATAAATGCAGCATTGTGGATGAGCTATCCGAGCTAATATTTGTAATGGTAAAACATTGTCACGAAATATGCAAAAAAGATGGGGATGATAAATGGAGACTGATATTTAGCAACTTGAAAAATATATCGGAATTAAAACGGGGTGCGATGAAAAGCATCACAAATAAAACAATATTTAAACATATGGATATAATGGATATAATAAGAACATAAATGTTAGGGGTTATATTATATAAATGAATGTTACATATAAAATAACCGAAGTAAACAAAACCTCGGGTGTTGATATAGAGGATTTTATGGATTCTTTTGAAGCGGGCGATGAAGGCGATAAAATGTCCGATCCTCGATCCCGGGTAAGCGATTATTATACTCCTTCGCATATATTTGCAATGGAAACAGACTATAATACGAATTACACCGTTAAAATGCTGGGGAGTATTATGGATTATTATAATCTCTCTAAGCGTAAATTATGTAAAGAAGAACTAGTTCAGGTTATAATTTTGTTTGAGTTAGAAGAGTGTAATAGAGAAGATGTAGAGAATCGCCGGAGATTATGGAAGAATATACGGGAATTGAAGAATAATGCATATTTTTCAAAATACATCTCGTTTGAACCATAAATTATTTTAGTGTATAAAGTTTTAAATATTGTTTATTTTCTCTCCAATATTCATTTATCTTCTCTGTCTCCGTAAGTAAATTCTGAATCAGCACCTCCTGATCGTGGGAATACCATGTGTATACCAGTGGGGTATATTAAAAAAATTGTTTTGGTGGTTCATATTCTGTATAATTTTTTCTCCAATAGAATATGCGTTTTTATGTCTACGAATCAGATTCTCAATAAACATATTAATTATATATATATATATATAAATCCTCATATAGATATATTCTAAATAATTATATTATATAAATAGTATAATGGTGCATTCGAGATTAGATCCGGAGATTCAATATCCGGAAATAAAAACTTTAGACCCCGACGATAAAGACATGGATGCGGCTGTCTACGAGGTTTCTATTAAGGGTATTATAATAGAGATCGCCACAGGTAATGAAAAATATAATTATTTTGAAAAAAACAAAATAATATATTATCCAATATACTTGTTACGTGGAGGAAAGGTCAGCTCACAAATTGGATTATACGAAACTCGAGGCGGCTCTCTGGAAGATTATCGGGATGACGATGGCGATATTGATATCGAAAAATTAGGAGAGCCTATATTTTATGCAAGCACAACTAAAGAGCTCTTACGAAATAACGAACATCTTAAAACAGCGCCCGGCGACGATGATGATATTGACGGTGAGAGCGAGGATAACGAGACCGATGATAGCGAGACCGATGATAGCGAGACCGATGATAGCGAGACCGATGATAGCGAGGGCGATGACGGAGAAAAGGGAACTACTGGCGAAGATGCAGCTGACGAAGATGATTGGGAGCAATTACCCAAGGAAATAGACGGTAAGACGTGGATCGAAACATTCTTAGGGGAGGAAGGATATGGTATTGTCGAGACGGAGGGGGACGGAGATTGTTTATTTAACTCGGTTAGGATTGGGTTGGAAAAAACATCAAAAAAAACTACAGTGGCGGCTCTCCGAAAGATACTTGCAGATAATGCAACGCCAGATGTTTTTGAAGGATTTAAAACAATGTATGATAGCGCTGTTAAAGAAATGTTAAATTTAAAAAAGTATTTACATACTCTTGTAGAAGAACTGAAAAAATTAAAGGAAACAAAGGCTGCCACGAAGGACGTTGTTGCGTCAAAGCTTATTATAGAGAGGGGAGAAGAAATAATGAATTCTCATAAGACAGCATTAATAGAATATAGAAATGCTAAATCGATGAAAACAGAGTTTGCATTTATGAAAGGAATAACAACACTAGAAGCTTTTTCTGCAATAATACAAACGCGTGCTTTTTGGGCTGAAACGTGGGCTATATCAACAATAGAACGCGCGTTAAATATTAAATTAATACTTTTGTCAAAGCAGATGTATACATCTGGCGATACAGGTAATGTTCTTCAATGTGGCCAGTTGAATGATGAGGGTATTGCGAAAGCGGGGATATATGAACCGAGCCATTATATATTATGCAATTATCTAGGATTGCATTACGAGCTAATAACGTATAATGGAGAGGGTGCCCTAACATTTGAAAAATTGCCGGATAGTATTAAAAAGCTAATTGTAGATAAATGTATGGAGCGAGGAAGTGGTCCATATATGTTTATTCCCGAGTTTGTTGCGCTGTTTAGAAAATTGAAAAAGAAGCCGGTAGTAAAAGATTCTATAGAAGAGATGCACACCGACCTTTTTGACCCAGACACTGTATTTCAGTTTTATTCCAAGTCTGATGGTTCCAAGAAACCAGGTGAGGGGGCAGGAGAAACAATAAAAAAGGGGGATTTAAATTCGTATACGGACCTCTCGGTTATTCCTCAGTGGAGAAAAAAACTGAGCAATTTCTGGGAGGCTCCGTTTATGCTTGATTCTCTTAAATGGAAGTCAGTTGAGCACTATTATCAGGCATCCAAATTCAAAAGGGAAAACCCAGATATTTATAAGCTGTTCTCGATGGATTCGGATTCTATTTCGATTCAGATGGGGAGTCCTCCCAAGATATTTAAACTTTCAGAAAGTCCGGTTATGGCAAAATCGGCTGGGGGTAAAAGCGGAAAGTTCAGAGGGAAGTCTATATTCGGGAGAAAGGTTGTCCTTGACGCCGATTTCTTCACGGGGAGGTCGGAAGTTGAAATGAAAGCTGCGCAGACGGCGAAGTTTACTCAGAACGAAGACCTTAAGGCCCTTCTTATTGCGACAAAGAAGGCCAAGCTGGTTCACTACTCAAGAGGCAGCCCTCCGATTATATTCAATGACTTGATGGAAGTACGTCGAGATCTGGCGTTGCTCGAGTAAAATCTATATTTAGTTTACAAATTATTCTTAATTAGCCGTACCTTTCTTTTAATGCTGGATGCAAGATAAATTAAAAATGAAAATGTTAGCATTATACCACCATTTATTCTATAGACGTGTGCACTATTAAACCCACATATTCCGTTTAAAAAGTTATATTTGGGGCGGCGTTCAAAATATATAATTCCGGAACGAATAATATAAACCATTATTGTAAGCACTCCTATATCAATCATAAGCGTTATTATATTTTCAATATTGGTTTTTTCGTAATTATAATTTGTAAATATATACCTACTATAAAAATATGAAATAGTCGTGCCTATCATAAAATATATAACCCCTAATAAAGCAATATTGATCACTTTTACAACATTCGCACATTTTATCATTATATAAATATAAAATATTTTAATATAAGAACATTATAGCTTTATTGCTATGCTTGCTTCTTTTCGTCTTACTGTCACAGATAGTAAAATTATTAACGGGAAGGGGTTATTAATTTCAAATATAACTAGAGATGGATCGCCAGGATTCATAAAACGCGGAGAGAGGGTGTATAACTTAATCGGAAAGATTTATAATAAACCAACTCGAGAAACAATACATATTGGGGAGAACCAACATATTTACGACTGTCGGGGAATATTTATGAACCATTCGTTTGACCCAACAACCAGAATTGATGAAAGAAATGTAGTAGCAGTAAAGGATATTTTTGATGGAGATGAGTTAACCTTTAATTACAACGAAACCGAAATAAATATGGCTTGTCCATTTGATGTATCGGGAGTTAACGTTTCCGGCTTATCAACTAATACCGACTAATCCTTTGGCGTAAAAGAAATACCGCATCCACACGATGACGCTAATTCTGTATCAGGGGTAAATATAAATTTACTTTCGAATATACCATTTTTATAATCTTCAGTCATATAGTCGACCGTCGTCCCCGTTAATAAAATTTCTGACACAGGGTCAATTACAAGTTCTGTATTGTTTTTCCTCATAATAGTTAATTTAAATTTATTATTGTATAAGGTATGCATATTTTCGAATTTTTCTTTATTAATTAATCGTAAGTCATAGTTAAATCCACTACAGCCCCCTCCTGATGCCGAAAATATAAACCGACTATCGGCATTGGTTTTTATGATCTCCTCCATTTTATCCCACGCTGCTTCGGAAACGGCAATCGAATGCCGGGAGAGGGTTGAAAATAAGCGCGAAACCATTTTATAATAGAGGTGAATATAAAAACTCGTCATAAAATATATAAAATTTATAACTTTATATAACACTATTACACCTTTGAACATTTAAAACGCCGACTTTTTTTTCTCGATAAATTACATTTTTTACATAAAACCCGCAATATAGCATTTGTTCTATGAAATTCAATCCAACTTTTTTCAAATTCATTATCTATGTTATTAAATATTTTTGAATGACTGTCATTTGCTTCAAAAATATTAGGTATAGGTCCTTTCCAAATACTTAAGAATTTTGTTTTTAAATCTATAAATTGAGGTTCATAGTGATCTATATGAATATTTTTAGTATTACAACATAGAACACATTCCATAATACTATTATTTTTAAACTCTTTAATTTGAGGATAAATAGAATTTCTCATAGCAATAGTCAAATTATCTTTAGGTTTTCCAGTAATACAATTATTTAATACTGAAACATCATCTTCATCTCCATTATTTTTAACTATTATAGTTTCCAATTGTGTTTTATATACGGGATTATATCTAATTTTTATATCTGTTAATCCATTAAATTTTTCTGGATAATCACTATGTCTTTTGAATAAGTACATAAATCCATCCCATTCTTCTGGATAAAATTGTTTAATGGAAGAACATATCCCAATTTTATCTATTTTTTCCCGAACACATTGTTTTAATTGCTTTTGTGGTTTACATTCAGCATACATGATTATGAATAAAAATATAATTTATTCATAATCAATTTTTATAAAAGTCGGCGTTTTAATTGTTCAAATGTGTAAAACAAAATCGTGTTATATATTATATGCAATTTGCGAAAGATTCTAGCAAAATAATAAAACATTTAATACCAAATATAGAACGGTGTGGTGCATATAATACACTCGATAAAGACCCGACATTCATCGCTTCGTTGGAAAACTTACTGTCGATATTATATAGTGAAATCCACGGGGGACATAATTATGTAAAAACGCACGTTTCCCCAAACATTAAACCTGTATTGCGGAGGGAGATAATTACGCCCTCCGTGTATGGAGGGCAGTTTTTCCCGGATGATATTAAGGGTTTTATTGACAAGAATATAATGTATCAGTTAGTTTATTATTATAAAATTGGGTCGAGAACATTTAAAATTTTGTTTGGCATTTGCACGGATAAGGATATGGATAATATAGAAAAATATAATGGTTTTGCAGAATATATTTATAATTGGCTTTATATATGCAACAAATTCACTCCACAAGAGAGTTCTGCTGCTATGACTTTCTATATATATCTAACTCCTTTCAAGAAAACACTCCCCAGGGACGGCTCTACAATTTTATCTTGCCCCCACGTGAATACTGCATATACTTACGGTAATAGAGAGGAAGGCGAGATTATTATATTTAGAGAAGAAGAGTGGAAAAAGACTTTTATTCACGAGACATTCCATAGTTTTAATTTTGATTTTAGAGATCGGGAGGTTACTCCAATCCAAGACTATATTAAGTCAATCTATCCCGTTCAAAGTGATTATCTAATTTGCGAAGCGTATGCAGAAACGTGGTCGAGAATATTAAACGCCGTATTTTCTAGCTATTATTCATTGAAAGACAAAGATGATAAAACCAGTTTTTTTTTATACGCGAAATTTACATTGCAGTGTGAGAGATTATTCTCGATATTGCAACTAAATAAAATTTTGAGTTTTATGAATATGGAATATTCTGACCTGACTAATCTAGGAAATATGAAGTGTGACGCTCTTAGAAAAATGTATAGGGAAGATAGCAACGTATTATCATATTACATTGTTACCGGATTATTTATGAACGATTATCATAACTTTTTGCGGTGGTGTTCTAAAAACAACTCTAATATTTTCCGATTTACCGCATCCGTCTATACTGTAGATAGCTTCGTTGGTTTCATGAAGGAGCAGTACGGAAATCCTAGTTTATTAAGAGCTATTGACTGTATGAAGAACAAGTATAGAGAGAATAAGAAATATCTAAAGAAAACAACCCGTATGTCTGCGGTAGAGATAAACTGATATTTATCTAGAATTGTTTATCTAGAATTGTTTATCTAGAATACCGCGAAATAAGACCGTTACATATAATCAATTTAATATATAAAATTGATTATAAACAATACGATATATAATATTTTATATGGGAATTCATCAATTAAACTATTTTATACGTTCTAAATGCGATGCCGCGATTAAAGTTATTGGATTTAGTCAATTAAGTGGGAAAAAGATTGTGGTTGATACAAGCATTTATATGTATAAGTATGCGAAGGAAGGAAACCTTATAGAAGGTATGTTTAGGTTGATTTCCACACTTTTATATTATAAAATTTCGCCGGTGTTTATATTTGACGGGAAGCCTCCGCCGGAAAAAGAGAACCTTCTTGCAGATCGGAGAAGGAAAAAGAAAGAGGCAGAATATAAATATAATGAATTAAAACAGTCGCTTACTCGTTCTGGGAAAAATGTATATTCTATTGAAAATAATAAACAATTACAGCTTTATAAAAAGGCATTTACACGGATTAGGTCGGAGGAGATAAACGATATCAAGGAGATGATGACGCATTTTGGTGTGGAGTATTATGATGCTGATAATGAGGCAGATAAACTGTGTGTTTCTCTAGTTCTTGGGGGATATGCGTGGGCGTGTCTTAGCGAAGATACCGATATGTTTGTGTATGGATGTCCGAGAATATTGAGATACATAAGTCTAATGGCAAATAATGTAGTAATATATGATTTATATAAGATTCTAAAGATTCTAAATATTACGCAAGATGAATTTGTGAAAATATGCGTATTCACCGGAACTGATTATAATGTTGGTGTGGGGAATATACATAATATTTATAAAAAATTCATAATTTATAAAAAGGAAGGGTCAAGTTATCCAATGCACGAGTGGATGAATAAGACAATGGGTATTTCTGGAGATAAAAAGAATTACGAAAACATATGTAATATGTTTAACGTCGGGAGAAATTATGAGTTAACAATACGTAATAATAAAGAAAATTACCCAATGTTGAAGGCTTTCCTCGAAAATTATAATTTCATATTTCTCAATAGCTTGCGGAGCTAGATAGACACACACTAAAACGGTTTTAAGAGAGATTATATATGTATATGTATATGCAAACCAACATTTTTTTACACAAGAATTTTATCTCAAACATAAGTGTTAATCTACCAGTTGTAAATTCGGTTCTTTATAAAAAGGTATCTGATAAGGTTTTTGAGATTCCGCGAGAAAAAGAATGGTCTCTTTTAATCAAAAATAACTATAAAATCGCCCAACTTAAAAAGATGTGCAAGCACTATAATGTTATATCATCTGGAAAGAAAGAAGTTTTGAGGAAAAGATTATATAATCTTCTGCGCATATCGTGTAACGTTCGAAAAATACAGAACAGTTGCAAACATTACCTATTGAGAAAATACAATAATCTGAGGGGGCCTGCGCGCTATAACAGATCGTTGTGTGTGAACGAGACGGATTTTTATTCAATGGATGACGTAAAAGATATACCATATGAGCAATTCTATAGTTTTCAAGATTCTGATAAAAAAATATATGGGTTTGATGTAAAATCTCTATATAAGCTATACTCGAAGAGTAGAAAAAAAGAGAATCCTTATAATCGCAGAGTTATTCCCTTATACGTTATGGTGCAAATAAAGAGCCTTCTTAAATTATCAAAATTTAGCCCCGTGTTCTCTAATGGGGGAAACCCTATAGTAGTAGAAGATGTCGACGAGATTTTAACACAAGAACAACGCATCGCAGCCAGAGCTTTAGACATTTTTCAAAAGATTGATTTGCACGGTCATATAACGAACACCGATTGGTTTATGACACTTGAGAAGAATCAACTAATTAAGTTTATTCGGGTGTTATCAGATATATGGGAATATCGCGCCCAATTATCGCATACAACAAAGAGGAATATTTGCCCACCGTATGGTAATCCATTCGGTCTAATTAATATGGACGCACTGCAACTGTGCAGTATAGATTTTTTAAAAATGGCGTCTCTTACAGTAATGGAAAAATTAGTAACATCAGGCATTACTCTAGGAATGAGATCTTTAGGAGCCATGTATGTTTTATGCGGCTTAACTCTTGTTAATTCCGATGCTGCGAACAGTTTACCTTGGTTATACGAATCTGTAGTCGAAACATAAATATATTTGACTATTTAGGAATTCTATCCTATTTTACAGGATCGATGGTGTTAGATTAAATATATAATGCGTTAAAACACTTAAAAAACTCCTGTTATGATAGAGTATAATGGTGAACTCGAAAAGCAAAGCAAAGTCTCAAAAAACCCCCACTCCTCTACCCTCTTCCGCATCTGTCGCGGCAGCAGCAACCTCAACAAAGAAAGCGGCGAAAAAACCGGTTTCGACAAAGACCGCGGCCAAGCGCGCGCCAAAGGTAAAGGACCCCGTCCCCGAGACTGTGGCCGAGGCGGAGAAAGACGTAGTTGTCGACGATTCCGCAGATGTTAGATCTCCCACCAACATTGTTGCAGAAGAGTTTACAGCATATCTTGCTAAACTTCAGCACGCGGTATCTATTCTGTCTACTCTTCGCACGGAGTTTCGTAATCTCGAGCGTAAAACTCTGCGCGAGATCCGGGCATCTGAGAAGCTAAATAACAAGCGCAAGCGCAAGGCCGGCACTCGGGCACCTAGCGGATTTGTAAAGCCTACCCTTATTAGCGACGAGCTCGCAACATTCCTTGCTAAGCCAAAGGGGTCTGAGATGGCTCGTACTGAGGTGACGCGCGAGATTAATGCATACATCCGCGCCAATCATCTTCAGGATAAGGTGAATGGTCGCAAGATTAACGCTGACGCAAAGCTAACTTCTCTTCTTTCACTTACGGCAACCGATGAGCTAACCTATTTCAATCTTCAGAAGTATATGAGCCGCCATTTCGCAAAGGCATCTGATACTGCCGCAGCCGTATCTCAATAAATAAACTCAACAAATAAACTCAACAAATATTATTTTATAAATTTATAATAATATTATCAAATACTTATAATTAAATAGGGTTGTGTGTGGTTTACATCTCCAGAGTCTTTTCATTTTTCGATGAATTTATAAAAAAATTGATTTAGAGGATTACCGTATATATATACAAGAAAGATGACCGACACCGATAACCAAATCCTAAATGGCTGCGATTTTACGCACACCAACTACTCCTATTCCGAGCCCAAGATTAATAAGTCTGGCGGCAAGAGTGTAAATATCCAGAATACGGCTGCTAAGTCAGCTCTTGTAATTACAACTCCTCTTATGCTCACGTGGGGAGTGAACGAGTTTGTAGACGATGCAACTGGACGCAAGTCGTATGATATGTCTCTACAGTTTCCTAAGGACGAGTATAAGACCGACGAGACGTCGGCATTCCTAGCTAATCTTATTGCGTTTGAGCAGAATATTAAGACCCACGTGAAGGATGAGTGTAAGAAGCTTCTAAATAAGTCAAAGGTAACCGACGATGTTGTAGATGCGTTGTTCCACCCGATGCTTCGTTATCCCAAGGACCAGCAGACGGGAGAGTTTGATATGACTCGTCCACCCACACTCAGGGTTAAGCTCACATATTGGGACCAGGCATTTGATTGCGAGATTTACGATATGCAGAGCCATCGCCTATTCCCGAATGAGAATGGACTAATGCCACTCGACCTTATCTCAAAGGCATCGAACGCTGCTACAGTAATCCGATGTGGTGGACTATGGTTTGCGAACGGTAAGTTTGGCGTGACTTGGCGGCTCGTCCAGGCAGTTGTGAAGCCTCGCGCGACCCTAAAGGGCAAGTGCCACATCCAGCTGTCATCTGGCGAAAAGAGTCGTCTGGAGCAGCAGAAGGATGATGACGACGATGATGTCGATGATGAGGCAGAGCTAGCAGAGGATAGTGATGATGATTCTGGTGGAAGCGCAGCAGCAGCTGTTGCACCAATCGCCCCACCAACTATTGTTGCCCCTGTCGCCGTAAAGCCAGTTGCTAAGAAGAAGGTGGTTCGTCGTGTAAAGAAGGTTACTACTTCTTCTGCAGAGTAAGTAAATAACAATAAATAACAATAATTGTAGTAATAATAAAAAAAATATATTCTATATTTTTTATTATATTTTTATTACATTTTATGGATTTACTTAGGTCAATGCAATATGGATGACAACATCTCCTATATCTTCACAATTATAAATATCACCGCTATTAATTCTAGGAATCCCGGCTTGTCTATACACATAACTTTGTATAGGTTTAATAAATAATTTTTTAACCGGTATGTGAAATACTTTATCTCCCGCGTCGACCGAAATACTATCGCGTAGAAGTAATCCGGATAAACAAACAGATATATTTATATTAATGTTGTTGTGGTGGTCTACATAAATATGATCAGGTAGTTCGGGCACACACTTTACTATAATAGAACAGTTTTCTTCTTCCGCTTCAAACTCTATTTCTTCGTGCCACAAAGGAACGTAATACGTTTTTGATGCTTCGAGTTTATACACATTTTCGCCAAATAAATCATATATGGTCGGATTCAAAATATAGACGGTGTCTTTATTAATTTTATCGTGAACAAGATCCTTTAACATTTTTAGTATCTCAGGATTGATATCAATTACGTCAGAGTATTTTGTCATATAATCATATATCGTTAGTAGCGTTTTCTTATCTAACGAGTTTAATATATTTTTCGAAAACGTAGAACACTTTTGTGTAATCATATGTAATATTGATTCTATTTTAGCCGACTTATCTCCCCCTGCATAATATATAAAGTTTCTCAATATACCCTCATAGCTAATGTCTTGTTTTGTCGCGTTATCCTCATTGTTGTCTACATAACTTGACAGAAACTCATATGATTCTAGTATATTCTGAAAGCGCTCTTTGCTATCTGGATTGCCTGGATTTTTATCGGGATGATTCTTAAGTGCTTCATTATAATATGCCTTTTTTAATTCTCTTAGAGAGAAAGGACTGGTTAAATTCAATATTTTGCATGCATCAGCTATAATCATGAACTGTCTTTGTTAAATAAAAGATATAACTCTCTAAATGATAAATTGGTCTGTAATTATTATTAAAATATTGTAAGAACATCGCCGTTTTATTAAACAGGTCGGCAATATGTTCGGACTTAATACGCTTTTTTTTAATTAATTCAGTCAATATATAAAATATACACTCGTTCATATCCAGGTCATATATAAATATATCATACAAAACCTCCCTAACATCAACAAAGGAACTATCGTTAACATTAATAATATTATGAATAACCTTGTTGCATATATTGCGATGGGGCGTCATTAGCTGAGTTATGTTTGTATTAACATTCTTAATATTTGAAATATGTTCTAACTTTAACCCCTTATTAATTTTAACGCCCAAACACTTAGTATATTGTGCCCTACTTGGCCTTGCAAAATTAATTATATTAGACCGGTTTCTAATCGTGTCGGGAATAAAGCTAATTTGAGTTGTTAAGAGCATAAATATTATTTTAACACTCGATGTGTTATTTGTTTGCATATAACTATAAAATGTCTCTAGCAACTCGTTGCTTATGTTTTGGAAATTCTTACAAACAATTATTCCCGTTTCATCTGGTTTTGTTAATATAATATCAACTATTTGATTAAACAACTCGTTCCATAATAATTTCGTATTGCATCCAAGAAGAGACATATCCACCTCAAAATGAATGTCGCTAATCTTAATATAATAGGTTTGTTTGCTGTAACTAATACAAATTTTTTTTTCATATGTTAGTTTTGAGGGACTATATCTATTTATACTTGCCAAAAGCTGTGTATATTTACCTACACCTTCCGGTCCATAAAATATATGGTTCTTCAGATCTTTAATGTCGTCGGGAAAATCGTCATATACGCTTTTATATGTTGGGTGAAGGGTATTGTTAGAGTAATTCGCAAGGTAATCTTCAAATTTCGAATTATTTAATTTCATTATAGTGAGTTAAATATTATCTTTATTATATAATAACTATTAATTATGGAAGTGCTGAGGTTAATAAAAGATAGTCACCCTAACTTATATAAATTATGGGTATATGCGTTATTTACTAATCCAACTCCCTTGTTACTTGATAAATTAAATCGAGCATCCGCCGATTTACATAATACCCCAGACCTAACTAAGTTTAATATTATATCTCTTTATTGTATTTTATGTCCATCCTATAACTTAAACATAACTTAAACACTCATTAATTATACATTATAATCATGTATATTGTTCATAACATAAATAATATTGACAACAACAGCTTTTTCTTTGGAAAAAAAATAAATAATACGGTGATATCAAATGGAAGATTTATACGTTTGTTATACTCCACACCCATGTATACTCTAAATTCTATACTATTAAACATAAATTTAAATGAGATAAAAATGGAAAAAAGTTATATCAAATATAAATGCCGCTTCAATCCCGAATTGAATAACGATATAATTGATAAAATAAAATGTATTGAAGAAAATATATTGAAAAAGGCAGATATTGATAAAAAAAGAATAACTAACATCGCGGAACAGCTTCGAACAGGTCTCATTAAAATATTTATCGACAACACCACGCGAGTTTTAAAAGATATAATATTAAAAATCTCGGGTATATGGGAAACCGAAAAAGAATACGGCGTTACTTATAAATTTATGTTTTTAACAAATACTCCTTTAACCGTCAGTGGAGAAATACTCTAATATAATATTTAGTATAATAATAAAAACTACATTCATAAGGCTAAGTAAATAAATGATTGCACCATCATTCGAGGAATCGTTCACCTTATCTTCCTTCTCTGGTTTATGAGCTGTATATAAATATTTGAACAGTGTAAATATTTGAAAGTATAGTAATATCGTCGACATTCGAGACATATCGTAAAACTCATCGGCCACCTTCCCCGAGTTTATTTTAGTAAAATATGTGAAGTTAAGGTATATTAAATATATTAATAAAATTAGTGTAAAGATTGACGGCAGGGAGCTATGAATAAAATGTCCGGCAAACTTTATTGAACTATCTTTATAATCATTACTATATCCGGCTTTAGCGGATAGAGCATAATTTATAAATGTTATAAAAAATACGGAAATCGCAGTAATACCATATCCCCATATGGTCGACGACGCTGGACCGGTCTCTCCATCTGTCGAAATGCTTTCCGCAAAACATAGTTTAACGACTAACCCAATCACGCATATCACTATTAAGTTGGTTAGACTATAATTTCCTCCAGCAGGGGTTGGGTGGTTCCCAGCGTTAGTTGTTCCGTCGGGTGTCCCAATTGTTTTATGAGTAAATGGGATTTGTGTTTTTTTGCTAGACATATAAATTATACATTTATTTTATTGTAAATAAAATCTCATTACAATTATATTATGAGTGCTATGCCTGTACATTTCAACGTGCAAAACAACCAACCGCTTATTCCTCGTCAACAGTATTATACCCTAGATAGAAAGCTTGTCACTATACATTCTGAAGATCGAGACGTCTGCAAGTGGCCAAATGCCAATCATTTCGAAGTAGAATTACCTGAATCTATCCAAAATGTCCAGTCTTTGCGATTGGCAGAAACAGCAATGCCGTCCCATTTCTATAATATTAGTAAGCAATTTCAGAATAACGCCCTTGTATATAACGTGGGTGGCGATGATATATTAGTCGAATTACCGGACGGATTTTATACACCACACCAGTTGGCGTGTATATTGACAGGTCTTATGAATACAGATAATATTACCGTAAATTATGACCCCATTATTCAACGATTTATCTTTTACAATACCGCCGGCCTATCCTTAAAATTTGACCACCAGATTTGTTATAAGGATAATTGCGATAATAGTAAAACTGCATGGTGTCAGCCTACTAAATGGGGGTTGGGCTATTATTTGGGGTTTGACAAAAAGGAATATAAGTCTGTTTCGAAGATCAGCCTTTCTGTTGCTGATGATAAGTGTATCCCCGAAGGCATAAAAAATTTGATTAAATCGGCTGTGGCATCCCCGACCATAACTTGTTGTGGCGATCTACCCCCTTATAATTCTATAGGTGACAACAATAAATTAATCGTTTCACCTAAATTTCCCAAACTCGACGGGGAGCACGTTATTTATATGGAGCTCGATAAATACAATTCGTATGACGAGATTTACCCCCATCCGTCTAAAACAAGCAATATGTATTTAAATACGTATGGAGGAAAGGTTAAATCTGCATTTGCTAAAATACCAATGTTAAATAGACCTACTACCTGTGGAGCGAACCCTTTCTTTGATTCGCGAAATGATACATTGCTTAACCTATCTGTATATGACCCGCCAATAGAAAGAATCCAAAAACTAAAGTTTACATTCCGTTATCATAATGGGATGCTTGTTGATTTCCAAGATGTGCCTTTCTCATTCTCAATTGAATTTAACTCTCTTCGAAATGACATTGAAAAGGTATATAATGTAGGTGCCCCCAATTTATTTTAACAATTTATTTTCTTAATTTATTCTAGAATTATATATATGGGTATATATCTCACAGACATATACACCATAGGGCATATAACAAGTGGTGCGATCGGGTATTATTTATTAAAAAAAAAGAATGTAAGTCTGCGAAACAACTTTCTTATCGCCAACATTTTTCATTTATTTTTAGAATTATTGGAACATAGCAAAGACCCAAATGGAAAAATATTGGAAACAAACATTAACCATTTTACCGATATATTAGGATTCTTTGGAGGGTGGTATGTAGCAATGTATGTGAAAATAGAAAAATTTATTCCCGACTATATGACGGTATTTGTTTGGATATATATTATTATAATAACGTGCACCGAAATTAACAGAGAGCTATTTCCATATAATAATGGTATTTTGAAAGGGGCGTTTATGGATTCATAGTTTATTCTATGCATTATTTTTCAACCACGTCTTTAACTTTCGTACATCACACGTTTTATAGCTATCTTTTCCATTCTCTTTTACAAAACTAAATAATTTTATAAATTTGGTCTTCGTCCACTCCGGTTTCTTATAAAATACATAATCTCCGAATTTACCTTTTCGGATTGATGTCTGATCATCTATTGTCCTAATAATAGATGATTTCTTTGCACCTCTGCCGGAGCTATTGCCTTCAATAAGTTTTATCGCATCATCTAGTGTAATCTCTGTATCGCCTTCCACCACCACTGATATGTTTCGCGTTTTATAACGGATATATTTCCCGTATTTTCCCTCTTTAAGAACAATCTCCGTCTTTTTATATTCGCCCAATACGATATCCTTGTTTGTCGATTTGGCAATAATTTCTTCAAGTGCGTATTCCCCCCTTCGCAACTTGTCAATATCTATATCCTCACACACGCGCTTAAATGTGGATTTCCCACCTTCTTCGCTGCATTTAATAATTGGACCAAACTTACCGATCATATACGTGTGCTTATCGTCCAACACAATTTTCAATTTATCTACTTTCACTAAATCTTTTGATAACTCTGCGATCTCGTCATTACATTTCTCACATAAGGTATGCCAAACCTTGTTGCCCTTCGCGATATTATCTAGGTCGTCTTCCATTTGTTTCGTATATTCATATTGGAATAGTTGATTAAAATGCTTAATGAGAAACTCGACTACAATCGTCCCTAGCGGCCGAACGACTAGTTTGTTTTTTTCATTTCCAAATACGCGCTCGGTTTCTATTTCGGATAGTTCATCGCCTTCTAATTCGAAATCAACACATTTAATATTTTTTCCTTCCACATTCATTTTTTTAACATAATTTCTCTCTTGAATCTTATCTATCAATGATGAAAATGTAGATGGTCTCCCTATTCCCTTCTGTTCTAGTAGCTGAACAAGCTTCGCTTCTGTATAGTGTGTTTTTAGCTCTTTCATACTAACCTTCGCGGTAACCTTTTTATAATTAATAATTGCGCCCTTCTTTAGCGTTTGGAAATAATTAAATAAGGCATTTACTTCCTCGAATCCAGCAACTGCTTTCCATCCGGGGAATACAACCTGTTCGGTAGAATGTCGATATTCATTATTATTTGCCGCTGTAATCGATGCGGTTACTCCGCTATATTTCGCGGAAGCCATACAACTTTCTACAGTGTTTCGCCAGATTAACGCATACAGACGCATCTCGCGTTTTCCTACAGCGTCGGGAACCACCTTATTACATACATTCGTCGGGCGGATTGCTTCGTGTGCCTCCTGCGCAGACACCTCCTTATCTTTTGCATTTGCTTTCGCCTTTCCTTGGCTCTTCTTGTCTTTTGTATTTCTCTCCGTAAGTATATTTATATTACCACACTCATAATCTCCCCCATACGTTTTTCCAATGTAATCTAATGCCGTCGCTACAAAGTCCTTAGAGTATGTTTTACTATCTGTTCTCATATAAGTGATATACCCCCCTTCATATAACGTTTGACATAATCTCATTGTATCCTTTGGAGAGAAATGCAGCTCATTACTAGCCATTTGCTGCAACGTGCTTGTTGTAAATGGCGAAGGGGGCTGTTTTGTTGTCGGCCTGATTTTTCCACACGAATATACGTGTTCGAACTCCACGCTATTTTCTAGGAACTCTGATGCAGAATCCTCGCTGTCGTGGTTATATTGAAGTGCAAACGGAACATTCTTTGCAGTGAAATATCCGGTTGTTTGATAAACCTTTTTACCCGGACTAGCGTCGATCTCCTTTTGATTGTCATATACTAGACGCAACGCAGGGGTTTGACACCTTCCGGCAGACAACCCAGTTTTTGTTTTATACGATATCTTGTCCCATAAAATAGGAGATAATGTAAATCCCACAATCAAATCTAAAATTTGCCTTGCTTGTTGTGCGTGAACAATATCCATATTTAGAATGGTTGGTTGTGTAATGGCTTTTTGTAGAGCGGTTTTGGTAACCTCGTGAAATATAATTCTCTTGGTTGTTGTAACGGGTAAGTTAAATATTTGACAAATGTGCCACGCGATTGCTTCCCCTTCACGGTCATCGTCCGCCGCGAGTATAATCTCGCCCGCGCCTTGTATTGCCTTTCTTAATTTAGAAATTTGTTGACTTTTGTTTTCTACCAAATGAAATGTCGGATTAAATTCATTTGCCATATCGATTGATTTAAGATTTTTTAATGCGCGCAGGTGACCAAAACTTGCTATACATCGATATCCAGGGCCTAAATAATCTTCTATTTTTTTGCATTTTGCAGGGGATTCTACAATTACAAGAGAATACGCCATATTTAATATCGTGGGTTATTATATTAAAAGATTTCAATTATATAATATAATATACACGATTATATCCGACTATAGGTTTTTCTCTTTGTATTCTCTCCAAGATATATTTTTAGGAGAGGTTGTTTTTGTGGGTTCTTCTCCATTATCCAGCTTCCCCGCCTTTCGTAGTGCGGAGTCAATATATATTTTTTTCAATAATTTACCTACCTCAAACGACGCGTCGTGTTGTCCAAACTCCGAATCTTCAATACGCCGGAGTATAGAAATAAATTGTTTGAAAATGTCCACGTCCAACTCGTCCTTTCTCAGCCGATTGAATATGTCTGTATAATTAATAAATAAAAATTGACATTTTGAAATTAATATGCGTTCAAACTCATCTGGATTATTTATATTTAATTTACTATTCCTCTTATTGAATTCGATAAATGTATTTAGGTCCTCTTCGATTGGGTGGCTATGTTTCTTTTTTCTTATATCATTTGTGAAATCCTTTACGTTATTTTCCTTAATCATTTTATCTAACTGCAATCTTTCTTGTGGATTCATTATTAGTATTTTAGTATTTATTTCTCTAACTATTTTTATATATATAGTATATAATGACAGGGAAGTGTGGAACTCACTCGCTCGCACTGACACCCACCATGGCTAAGGCCCCCGCGAAAAATACGACCGGGCGGGCTGGCGTGCACAAGCTTAATGCGATGGCCGATAAACAAGCAAAATTAATTAGTTCGTATGCGGGAGGAGGACAGTCTGGTGGGGGCGCAAATGATTCTGGGGTAATTCACACAACTGACCCGGTGTGCCCGGAAGGTTTCTATAAAATGGCGGCCTCTCCTAATCCAGGAGCCGCGGAGGCACTTGTGAACTCGAGCCAAATGAATCAGTTTAAAACAACCGGTGGTGGGAGACACGTAAGAAGCAGGCACAAGCGAAGCAGGCACAAGCGAAGCAGGCACAAGCGAAGCAGGCACAAGCGAAGCAGGCACAAGCGAAGCAGGCACAAGCGAAGCAGGCACCAGCGAAGCAGACGCCATCGCAGCAAGTCATCCAGATAAAGCCTCCCCATAAAATAAATTAATCTTCATAATAAAATAACGTTATAATTTATTATGAATACTTCAGATATAACACTGTCGATATTTATACTATGGATGTTTACAATGCTACATTCATTTAGTAAACTAGTGATGGAAATGAAAAACGTAAAAAATAATTGGGCGGCATATCGATGTAAGCCAGCGGTTATGCTTTTCGCAGATGCATTCGGGCATAATGCTTATGAAAATTTTACTTTTTGTATCCAAAATATACAATCGGTGTTTATAGGAAACGCCTTACAGGGACCAAACTTTGCGAATGACGTAAATAACGGAAATATGTCTTCCGCAAATATGGCATTCGGAAGTGCATCAGATTCTAATGCACATACGAAAGATACGGCGAAGAAATCAACACATTTTACTATGGGTGTATTCTCTAACGTTATTATTGGAATTAAAAGGTTTTTCTTCTCGATGAAAGACATAATGCATAGGGCTTCCGCAGCCGCCTCTCTTGAAATGAACTCAGTAAGTAGTGGAGGAGACTCAATTAAGGGTGCGTGGGATCACGTCTCGGAGAAAATAAGCAGTTTCCCCTAATAATAAAATGGTGTTAAACTAAATAAGGTTCATAATATGCTTTATTATCCTAATAATATATATATATTAAATGAATTTATATGCGCAACTTAAAAACATATACACAAAGCAAACATATGCTCAAAAATATGGAGGGTATATGTGGATGTCGTTATTAATAATAACTGTATTCATTACAATTATTGGATATCTTATGTCTGGCGCGAAAACCAATACCTTGAAAAAAAACTGGAGCGAGAATAGATGCAATCCAGGAGTGATGCCATTTGCCGGTGTTATAAACAATACATCTGGAAAATCTGCAATGGAGTATACCGAAGACAATTTTACTTATTGTGTAGAAAACGTAATTAGTTCTATAGCCAATGCATTTATCGCTCCACTACTCTTTGCTTTGTCTGCACTAAATAAGATATTTAGCGATTTGCCTGGCATATTTAGTGAATTGTTCAAATTACTACAGGATTTAATGAATTTCTTAAAATCGTTAATGGATATGATGATGGTTATTATCGAAAATGTTATTGTAGCTATAGAGAGGCTAGTGGGAGATGTAAGGGATATTATTGGTAAACTTTTTGCACTAAAGGGTGCGGCGGGCGGTATTGTTGGGTCGATTATTGTCGCAGGGACGGCGTGTGTTAAATGGATTTTTTTTAAAATTGTAGAGCTTCTTCTAGAGATACTTTTAATTCCACTTCTATATAGTTTAGAAATGTCAATAGGAGCTGTTCCTGTCATTACTGAAGCCGCTCTACAAGGAGAAAAGATTCACGATGTTACAGGATTTAGCGAAGGACAAACAATAGGTATTGCTGAGTTGTTAGGGGTGGCTGCGATAGCCGAGGTTGGCCTTACCGAGGGACTTCTCGTTGGAGGTATTGGAAATATTTTAGGCGGCATCGTGCACCTGGTGTTCGGCGAGGTTTGGGAGGCCGGGTTTTTCACTTTTTTTTTAGGCGTTCCTCTGGTGATAATTGGGGTGATGGAGATAGCGGCGGGTTTAGTCTTCCTAGCGTTAGCGCTGGTGATATTTTTGCCACTCTTCTCCCTAGTAGTTGGATTCCTCGAGTGGGTGGAAGAAAATCTCATCGGGCCTATGGAGGGCGGAGCCTCGTCTGTTCTGTAATATTTATAAAAATACTAGACTTCTATAAAAATTTAATATTTATAAAATGTATATGGGTAAAATACGATACGATGTTGTCATCATCTCTTTAATTATTGGTGGAATGGTTGCGTTATCATTATTCTGTAATGTAAAAAAGGAAGGGTTTCGCACAGCCCAACATATGTCTATCTATCCATCAAGTTCTATGTCGAACGGTGTTCCCGGTCGCGTTCAAGGAGAAGTATATAATCAGAATACTAGCTGCGGAGATTGGTACGGATCTCTTTCGAAAAATACTGTTGGAAGAACCGCCCCATTGGAAAACGGAGAATTAGCAATATTTGCTGACAACATAATGTCTCCCGAATGCTGCCCTAGTTCATACAGTGGATCAGGTGGATGTGTGTGCGAAACCGAGAAACAAATGAAATACATAAGCAATCGCGGAGGAAACCGTAATGTAATGGACAGCTTTTAATTATATAATATAAATATATAAAATTATTTATAGTATTTATGTTTGGTTGTATTGATTTCGATGATCTTATAAAAGACGGTTGCAGCGAGGGGCTTATTACGAGTATGTTCAATATTAAACAACAACATAAAAAAAGATCATATTTACGCCTTGCATTAACCAACTCAACGATTAATAACATTAGTGTGTTATATTCTGCACAGCCTATCGATTGGTGGCTGGCATCACCTTCAGAGGAAATTGATAGTTCAGACGAGTTATGTTTCATAGATGTGGAGAGAACCGATACTATACTATAAAAACCTATTGTTATATAAATACTTTCTTTCAATTTAATAAATGGAAAGAAAATCCTTTGTCAAAAACGATGTTCTACAAGATAATTTTTCAGAAAATATAACAATTAAGACAAAATGTCGTTTATGTAAGAACATATTTATATGTTCATCTGGAAAAATGAAAAGAAAATATTGCGAGGCTTGCAAACCGCGACATAGATAAATATTCTAATATTAAAATGAACCATTAAAATGAACTATGTATACATATGATTCCACTTACTCTTATCCGCATCAGCCTTCTTCAGAAGTTTCGTAATCATATCCACAGTAACCTTCGCCGGAAATGTAATATTTAGTGTCATATCTTTTTCAAACATGTTAGAACCAGGTCTCATCAACCGATAAAGGTTTAGTTTAGTATAAATAACCTCCAAGCAACGCTTGAGGTTTCTAACACCCTTCTCTTCGTCGGTATAAGAGTCGATGATGTGATGAATAGTCTCCTCCGGAACTGTAATATCCTCCGCCGTAAATTTTACCTGTTCGCGAATCTTGGGAAGAAGATAATCCATCGCGATTGTGGTCTTTTCCTTCTTATCGTATCCCTTCGTTTGGATACGATACATCCTGTCTAGCAAAATTGGATTCACCTTAGCCTCATCATTATAGCTGAAGATAAACAAGCAACGACTAAGATCAAAATCAATCTCAGAGAAATACTTGTCGGTGAATTTGTTGTTTTGAGAAGTATCTGTCAGATGGGTTAGAATCCCGGCGATTTCGTCGCCCTTCGGGGTCTCACTTAGCTTATCCAACTCGTCAAAGTAAAATACTGGATTAGAATTCTTTTTTTTCATTAGAACATCCACGATTTTACCCCACGTTGACCCTTCATATGTGAATGAGTGTCCCTCGAGGAAGCTGCTATCCGTCGCTCCTCCAAGTGCGATAAATGCGAAATCTCGTCCCAGAATTTTGCTAATGCCATCCTTTACAAGGGTTGTTTTTCCAGTCCCCATCGGACCCTTAATTGCGATAGCCGTTCCCATAGCACTCGGGTTTGCAATCCACTGACCTACCAACTGCATAATCTGTAGTTTTGCATCATCAAGACCAAATACAGCGGTGTCTAGAATTTCCTTCGCGTTTTCCATAAATCCGTGGCATTTATCCACACCATCCTCTATCGTGAGGGGAAGAGTCTTATATACTCCGAACGGAATTTGCATAAACGCATCTACCCAATTCTTTATTTTATAATACTCCCCACTCCCCGGATCCATATATTTAAGCGTGTTGATCTTTCGATAAGCACACGCCTTATATTCAATTGGAATATCAGAATCTAACAACGCAAGACGATATGGCTTATCAATCTCGCAATGTTTTTTAATAGCCTCGATCTGGTTGAGAATAAGCTCTTGATCGTCAACCGAAATTTTGTTTTTAAAATATTTAAAGTCATTCATCACATCCTTCTCGCGCAACATCTTCTTAAATTTTTTAGAATTTTCCTTTCGTGTCTTCTTCGACTTATGTTTCTGCTTTTCATAAAACGCCTTCTCCCTCTTTCTAAAATCTGAAATCATCTGCATAACAAACGCATTATTCTTCTCCTTCTTAGGAAGAGCGGAAATCATACTTTTGAATTTATCAATAGAGCTTTTAGTAATAGACGTAGATTTATCGACAATTAGAGTTTTAGGAGAGCATTCCCCCTCGCCCTCCTCGTACTCTTCCTCCTCATCTTCCTCGCACTCTTCCTCCTCCTCGCGCTCATCTTCCTCGCACCCATCTTCCTCGCACCCATCTTCCTCGCACTCTTCCTCCTCATCATATTCCTCACTCCATTCCTCCTCCTCCTCTTCGGTGGAATAGTCCTCGTCCTCGCTATCACTATCACTGTCGCAATCGTCGCGACCCACAGTAAATATAATATTGAAATTAGATTTGGTGGACTCGTCGAGGTCATCATCTTCGCACGAATCTGACGAATCTTCAGACTCTTCCTCATCAGATTCTAGCTTTTTACGCCTTCTACGGTTATCTTCTTTGGCGCGAGACTTTACACGCCTATCAGACTTTACACGCCTATCAGACTTTCCACTCCTATCAGACTTTACACTCCTATCAGACTTTACACGCCTATCAGACTTTCCACTCCTATCAGACTTTCCGCGCGCATCAGACTTTACACGCCTATCAGACTTTACACGCCTATCAGACTTTACACGCCTATCAGACTTTCCGTACTTCGTAGAAGTTCTGCGATCATTAGAATATTTAGAAGGAAATAGCTCTGCAAGTAGGTCGCGATAATCATCTGCATCAAAGGTTTCCTCACTTTCACTATCCCATTCACTTTCATCCGACGAAGAGTTGCGGTCGCGTCCCGCATTTGAATCAGAAATACGTTTGTTATCTTTTTTAGAAGGCATTGTATACGTATAGTTTTAATTATTTATATCATTTATTTCAATTTTCTGAAAAATATATATTTATAAAATTGAAATAAACCTATCTAAATATTATTATGTTAATATAGGTATGGCTCAACTTACTAAAGGAATTATTCACACAAAAACTCCCGCAAAAGTAATTGGAATACAATTTAGTATATTGTCTCCTGAAGAAATTCGCAAAGGGTCTGTTGCGGAGATTACTAGCAAGGATACATATGTAAATGGCAAACCAGTCATAAACGGATTATTCGACCCAAGAATGGGTGTTCTTGAACCAGGATTTATTTGCCCCACCGACGGACACGACTATATGCAATCCCCTGGTTATTTTGGACATATCGAACTCGTTCGCCCGCTATTCTATATCCAATATCTAAATACTATTATTAAAATCCTAAAATGTGTCTGTGTCAAATGCAGTAAATTGCTTATTAGCAAAGAACATTATAAACACGCACTCAAACTAAGCAACGACGCACGATGGAATTTCGTCTTTGCTTTAGCGAGTAAAGTAAAGAGATGTGGAGAGGAGACTGATGACGGTTGTGGATGCAAGCAGCCAAATAAGCTCAAAAAAGAAGGGCTCGCCACAATTATGGCGGAGTGGGATGATATGGAAGGCGTTGCGGCGGAGGGTTCCGATAAACTATCACTCGCGATGACACCAGAAATAGTTCTGAAACTATTTACACGCATTACTGACGACGACGTGTCTTTTATGGGATTTAGTCCAGTATGGTCTCGTCCTGATTGGATGGTTTGTCAGGTGCTTGCCATTCCGCCACCCGCAGTGCGCCCATCTGTTAAGCACGACTCTCAGCAGCGGAGCGAAGACGACATTAGTCACATTATTGTAAATATTATTAAAGCGAACAAAACTCTTCGGGAAAAAATTACAGCAAACGCTGCGTCAAATGTAATTAACGACTGGACAACTGTTCTCCAATATTATGTCGCAACTCTTGTGGATAATAAAATTCCCGGTGTTGCGTCCGTTGCTCAGCGTTCGGGGAGGCCGCTCAAATCCATCAAAGAGCGACTTAATGGTAAAATGGGGCGTGTTCGCGGAAACTTGATGGGAAAGCGTGTAGACTTTTCAGCAAGATCTGTTATTACACCCGATCCAAATCTGTCCATCGCAGAGCTCGGCGTCCCAATTAAAATCGCGATGAATCTCACTAAACCAGTTCAGGTAAACAATCGCAATAAGTCATATTTGCTAAAACTAGTTCAAAACGGGCCTGATATTCACCCCGGCTCAAAAATTCTCGAAAGAAAAAATGGAGACAATGTTTCACTCCGGTATATTGACCGTATGTCTATCAATCTCGAGATCGGGGATATTGTTCACAGACATATGATGGACGGAGATATCGTTTTATTTAATCGCCAACCCACTCTCCACCGGATGTCTATGATGAGTCACGTGGCTCGGATTATGCCGGTCGGCGACACATTCCGAATGAATGTTGCAGACACAAAACCATATAATGCAGATTTCGATGGTGACGAGATGAACCTGCATATGCCTCAAGATGTAGAAAGCGAGGCTGAGCTGCGCAACCTAGCTGCCGTGCCGTGGCAGATTATTAGTCCAGCAAATAATAAAACAATCGTTGGTGTTTTCCAGGATTCTTTGCTAGGAAGCCACCAGATTACTCGCGAAGGAACTACAATAAGCTCCCGTGCTGCGATGAACTTGCTTATGTCATTGAAAAATATCGATTTATCTAAACTACCGACTACACCAACCATCTCCACGTTTGATGTTCTTAGTCAAATCTTTCCACCAATGTCACTAAAGTATAAAACAAAACGTTTTGCGGACGATGATACATACGCCACGTCGAACAACGTTCTTGAAATTGTAAATGGTAAATATATTCGTGGGCAAATGGAGAAGGGTGTTCTTGGAGATGGGTCAAAGGGACTTCTTCATCGCGTATGCAACGATTTTGGAAATATGGAAAGCGCCGACTTCGTTGATAACTTGCAAAATATTGTTACCGAGTATATGAAAACTGCCTCATATAGTGTAGGTATTAGCGACCTCATCGCAGACGCAGTTACCAACGAAGAGATCACTAAGGCAATTAATAAAAAGAAGAGCGAGGTTCAATCTCTTATCGATGAGATGCATCTAGGTGTTTTTGAGAATAAAACCGGAAAATCAAACGAGAAGGAATTTGAAACACAGGTGAATAACATTCTTAACCAGGCAACACAGACTGCTGGTAAGATTGGACGAACAAGTCTAAGCGCAGGAAACCGGTTTGTCACGATGGTTGAGGCTGGGTCAAAGGGTAGCGACCTAAACATCTCACAAATGATCTCTTGTCTAGGACAGCAAAACGTTGATGGCCAGCGCATTCCATATGGATTCGAGGACAGAACACTTCCTCATTTCACAAAGTTCGATGATTCCCCCTCCGCACGCGGATTTGTGGAGAGTTCGTTTATCTCGGGACTCTCGCCTGAAGAGTTGTTCTTCCACGCGATGGGTGGTCGGGTTGGCATCATTGACACGGCAGTAAAAACCAGCCAAACAGGATATATTCAGCGCCGCCTTGTAAAAGGTCTGGAGGATCTTAAGGTAGAGTATGATATGACCGTAAGAAACAATAAAAATAAGGTCATTCAGTTCTCCTATGGAGAGGACGGGTTTGACCCGGTTAAGGTGGAAAACCAAGCTCTGCCTCTAGTTCGTATGTCCCTCGAAGATATTTACGCACATTACCAAATGCCGTCTGACGACACAAAAGACGCGGCCTTTACAACCTCTTATACAAAACCGACTATTAAGAGGATTACAAAACAGAAGACGGACTTGTCCGACCGATGCAAAGAGCTTATCAAACTCATGATTGTGTCCAGAAAAGCCATTATCGAGAATGTATTTGACGGACACGACAACGCTGTCGTCCATCTACCCGTTGCCTTCTCGCACATTATTAATAATATTCAGGGCCAGCAATATATAAATATTAATTCTATGGTAAATATCACTCCATACGAAGCTTTTGAAATTATTGATAATGGTTTTGCTCAGCTTGAAATGATCACATATGTAAAGCCCACTGAGCTATTCAAAACCCTGTATTATTATTACCTCAATCCTAAAGATCTCTTGATGATCAAGAGATTTAATAGAAAGGCACTCATCGTGCTTGTCGACACAATTGTTATGACGTATAAAAACGCGATTATTGCTCCGGGCGAGATGGTGGGTATCATCGCAGCCCAAAGTATTGGCGAACCTACAACGCAAATGACTCTTAACACTTTCCATTTTGCTGGAGTAGCGAGCAAAAGTAACGTCACTCGCGGTGTTCCGAGAATTGAGGAGATCCTCTCCTTGTCCGAAAACCCTAAAAATCCGTCTTGTACTGTTCGTCTATTCAAGGACGAGGAATCAGATATAAATAATGCACAGCGCATTATGCATAAACTGGAACACGTAAAGTTACACAATCTTGTTGATAATGTAAAGATTTGTTTCGACCCAAACGACGCCGAAACAGTAATTCCTGATGACGAAAAATTACTGGCTCAATTCAAAGAATTTGAAACAATGTTCTCAGAATGCACCGGTGGCGATGAAAGCTCCGAAGATTCTTTAAATAAATCAAAATGGATTCTTCGTATAAATATGGATGCACAAAATATGATCGATCACAATATTACTATGGACGACATCAACTTTGCTATTAAAAATATTTATGGGGATGACTTGAGTTGTATTTATAGTGATTATAATAGCGATAATCTTATCTTCCGTATCCGGATAAATACCTCTAAAAAATCCGGTTCTAAACAACAGTCACTCGACCAATCCGACGAAATTTATATGCTGAAGAATTTCCAGGATCAGCTACTAAATAATTTGGTTCTGCGAGGAATTCAAAAAATAGATCGTGTGATTCCCCGCAAGATAACCGATAATTTGGTTGAAGAGGAGGGAATTTATGTTAAAAAAGATGCGTGGGTTATCGACACCGTAGGAACAAACCTAATGGATATTCTTGCACTAGACTTTATCGATGCAAACAGAAGTTTCACTAACGACATTCAAGAAATTTACAGAACTCTCGGCATTGAGGCTGCAAGGCAGTCAATCTTTAATGAGCTCTCTGATGTTATTGAATTTGATAGCACGTATATTAACTATCATCATCTAAGCCTTCTGTGTGATAGAATGACGTGCAACGACAGCATGGTGTCTATTTTCAGACACGGTATTAATAATGATGACACAGGTCCTCTTGCCAAAGCGTCGTTCGAAGAAACCCCCGAAATGTTTCTGAAAGCGGCTCGTCACGCCGAACTAGATCAGATGCGCGGAGTGTCCGCAAATGTAATGTGTGGACAAGAAGGATATTTTGGAACGAGTTCATTTCAAACAATCCTAGACACAGAAATGATGTCCACTCTCGACGTTGACGAATGGGAACACGATGATTCCTCTCAGATCATTGATGACACGTTTGACGGGCTTATCAATTCTGGAGACCAGTGTGGTATAGCCAACATCGAAATTAACAATAATATTGACTCTATTGCAGCAACAAATATTGACAGCGATGACGATTATGACCCAGGATTTTAGAATATATAAAAATTAATAATATATAAAAATTAATAATATATAAAAATTAATATTATTTAATACTATGAGCTCATTTGTTTATATTATTTCAAAATTGTATCCAAATATTAATGTTAGCGAAGTAGCTTTTTTTTCATCAACAGTTGGTAAGAAAAATAAATATAATACAGACTTTGTTAGCTACGCATTTATAAATGCATTAAGATTAAAACCGTCATATACACTTATCCAAAGCAAATATAAAATCCTATTTCAGTCAATTATTAATAATAAGTTTGTTGATAATTCTACAAAGGCGCGAATTATGAATAATTTTTATAAAGCACAGCGTATATACTTTGCATTTTCTAGACAAGCATATTTATTCAAACTGAAAAAAGCAAAAATATATGATGTTAATACCGACTTATGTATGGAGCCGCTATGTAATTTTAAGGACTCGATGCTTCTGGAGGTATACGATGATGTAACAAAAAACAAATACCTGTATAGAACATCGGATATTATAAATATTATTTGCACATCCCTCTCAAACTCTCCCGATTTTTTCACCGAATCTCTGTTTCCGAAAAATCCATATACTAATATAGATTTCACATATGCGCAACTATATAATATGTATTTTTCTATAAGAGAAAGCAATTATATTATGCCTACGTTGCTACTGCAATTTTTTTTAAAAAATTTTGATATAACAACTTTCTCCCGAGAAAATGAATGCTACATTAGAGACTATGCTATAAAATATTTTAATAAGAATTCTTCACAAGACGACAAGTATCTCTATATTAAAGACCTTCTTATAGAATACGCAAATATTTTGAAAAGCATCGTAATACATTCCGAGTTTCCGAGGGATAAATTAATAGAAACATTTCAAATATATTTAGAAGATTTTTTGACTATTCATTACTCATTAAATCCAGTAATGCGGTCCTCGCGTAAAAGAAAGTTAAGGAAAGACCTTTATATATTTAATAAATTAAATCCAACATTTGGTAGAAAAATATATTATAAACGTAATATCGTTACATACTCGCAAGCGAGTATGACGAATCCTACTCGACGAAATAGTCCGGGGGGTCTAATATTCAACGATGGACGCGGAGATACTAATTATTCGCATAGGTTTGTTGATAATGTTTTTGTTAGGGATGATATTGAAGGAGCCCCAACAAATGAAGCCCTCCACCAAATGGGACTGAGTAGCAATCAAACAATTATCCCGCCCCTATCTAATACGCTTCCACGTGAACCTATTTCTCCTGTGTCTGATTCTCCTGTGCCTGATTCTCCTGTGTCTGATTCTTCTGTGCCCGATTCTTCTGTGCCCGATTCTTCTGTGCCCGATTCTTCTGTGCCCGATTCTTCTGTGCCCGATTCTTCTGTGCCCGATTCTTCTGTGCCCGATTCTTCTGTGCCCGATTCTTCTGTGCCCGATTCTTCTGTGCCCGATTCTTCTGTGCCCGATTCTTCTGTGCCCGGTGCAATAACCGAAACTTTTAGAATTTCAATGGATAGAGCGCTCGAAAATCTTAGACGGGCGAACAGTCTTGCTAGTGGTGGGACGATCTCTCCAACAAATTCTCCAGATAATAGTATTTCGCAAGAACCGGCTATTCATATTGCTAATATTGTTATCGATGAAAATGGGATGGGTATGCAAGGAGACAATGAACCGGCTAGCGAAGAAACTACTAATACAATACCATTAACAACTTCTCACGAACCATCAATATCTTCCGACGAAGAATGACGTAACACAGACAATCGTGCGGATATTTTAAGTTATTAATAACGTAGTTTATTAAACTAACTTATTATAAACTATATCCGGTTATTACAAAAATACTTATTAATTGTGCACAATTTGCAATCTTAAATAAATTGCTTTTAATCTTACTAAAAGCTTCGGTATTGGAATTTTTATCTTCCACCCCACCATACCCAACCGTCGTTTGTGTTATTAAAGAGAACCATAACCAATACCAAAATCCAAGCGGCGCATCTGGTATTTTGTTTCCCTCTTGTTTATCTTGCTCTAAAAATATATGGTAACTAACCAAATATAATATTGCAAAAAATAAGCTCGCCAGCAAATGAGTTATTATAAACCAAGCACCTTTTTTAGATCTTATAGATAGCTTTGAAAGACCTATCATTTATAATATATTATAATATATTATAATCGAGCCAATTATTTTAGTTTTAAAAATCTGTTCTTAAGGCTGGAACCATTAGCTAACAGCATTTCTAATGTAAATTTATCCATATTTTCAGTTATATATGTGCCCCACGTTTTATCAAGCGATGATATAAGTATATATGGACCGATCTCATTATAGAATAATCTATACGTTGGTGCTTCTCCGCTACGCGTAGCTGATGGTTTAATAAAAAAATACCGGTTGTCATCAGACTTGTTCAATAATAATAGGTTTCGCCCATCTTTCAGCACATCGGACACCGTGTGTTCCAAGAAAGGCTTCTGTGACACCAATATTATCGGCAAATTATACTTTTTCGATAAAATCCAGAAATCTATGTTTGTTAGGTAATAATCCTTTGACGAAAGTACCCTTTTAAACTCTGTTAAAGAGTCTATTTCCTTCGCTATTTTAAGCTTTCCTTGGTTTTTAAAGATGCTAATTATATTTGAAAAGAACCTCTCCGAATATTTTTCATACTCGTTAATTAATTCCGATATTATTTCCCCCTTTGTTATGTCAATCTTATTTATTAATTTTATTATGGTCTTCATTAAACTTATTGTACATTCTCCTGAATCTCCGCCATATTCTGTCGCACGCGTATCCCTAGAGAATACCTTTTTCCATTTATTTGGTAAAGGTAAATTAGTTTCTCCGGGGCATTTGCCTGAAAGAACTAATCTTTTTTTCTTTTTAATTATTTTAAACGCCGCGGGCTCCGCTTCTACGTGCTCCGCTTCTACGTGCTCCGCTTCTGCGTGCTCCGCTTCTGCGTGCTCCGCTTCTGCGTGCTCCGCTTCTGCGTGCTCCGCTTCTGCGTGCTCCGATTCTGCGTGCTCCGCTTCTGCGTGCTCCGCTTCTGCGTGCTCCGCTTCTGCGTGCTCCGCTCCTTTTATTTTATTACTATAGTTGAATGAAACCTGTGGGTCAGCTATGTCATATGGAACAGTCTTTATATATTTATTAAATTTATCCTTGACGATGTCTTCAAAATATTCTTGAGTTAGCAACGACTGTAATAGAATAATCTCGTCTTCGCGTAAATTATATTTAATATTCTCAAATGTTAGGAATACCTTAGGGTCGAATATGAAAGATTTTATACGTTGATATCGTATTAGTTCGTCTGATATTTTACCAAAGTATAGTTCCCGGTTGTCCTTGTTATTAATTAAGTTAAGTGAGGGAATTAATATAGAACATTCTCCCTTTTTTGTTAAACAAACATCTTTTGGTCCACACTCTGTTTTATGGTAGCAGCTTGTTATATCGGTTAAGCTATTTATTATCTCTTCAGTAAACACCGTAAACGTAAATACGCGCCTAGTATTTAGTTTTAAAAGAGATATTATCTTGTCCAATTTATCATAATAAATCAATATCGGAGATGCTATTATATCTTCTATTTTTTTCCGAATGTCAATATTCTTATGCTCTCCTAGAAGGGACCGAATTGTATTTCTAAAAATTTTATAGTATGTTGTCTCTAGTCTAATTTTTTTCATAAGGTTTATTCTCTCCGAATCAACTTTATATGATGTGGCGGAGGTCTTATCTATTTCAAATCGGCTTTGTTCATTAACTATTGGATAATCGTCGCCATATGTATCTTGTTCGGGGATTACTCGAATAAATTGATTTGTTCCAGTGATTACTCCAACGATCAGACCGTCTTCTATAACCTTTAATCTAGGATTACAATTCACGACATAGTTAAAATACTTAAAAGCATATTCTAGAAAATCAACTGTTTTCTCATATGAGTATATTTCAACATCGTCTATCCATATAAACTGTATATCTAATATGGGGGATGAAGGGTAGCACGGTATCATCCCTATATATTCACCTTTCTCTGCGACGACGCCTATAATTTTTCCATTATAATTCATTACCTGAGTTTTAATATCAAACTCCGCCTTTGTCAAATTGCTTATTAAATCATTCAACATAATACTTTGTTTGAATTTATAAGTTTTATCTATAATGCTTGGTAATGGGTAACAATTTTTATTCATAGATGTTTTTATCGTTTTTAAGATTTTAATAAGACTAGGAGTAACTCCTTTATCCTTAAAATGAAAACGTTTAATTAATTCGTGATGCTTTGTGGTTCTAGTATATTGAAATATCGGTTCATAATAATTTTCGTTTTTTATTATAATTATTATTGGTTTTTTATTTGAGAAAAAATTCTTACTGAAATGATTTGATGGACAAATCAAGCTAATATTGTTTGTTTCATCGTCATTATTCTCTTCCAGTATAACAAGATTTAATCCATGTGTAAATAATTTTGGGTTAGCAACACAAACAATATCCCATATATATTTATAGTCAATTGTAATCGTGTCATCTTTTATGAAATCAATATAATTATTATATGCGCTTATGGTTTTTTTTAATATTGCAACGTGGTTCATATTCTTTTTATCGACCGTCTTATATAAATTGGACTTGTGGTGGATATCCATCTCAATCTCTTTATCAGTCGCGTCTTCCCCGAATGTTTCAACAAGACTTCCGTTTTGCAATGTTATAAATACGTCCAGCCCAATCGAGTCTATAATTATTTTCTTCATTTCTTTCACAGAAGTATTTTCCCTTTTCATCTGGTCATTCCATATAGACGCGACACAAGCAACAAACGACTGGGTTTTGTGTATTTCAACACCATAACGCAGTAAACACGGATAATTTTGCTTAAATTTCTTAGGACCAGCCAAACATTTCTTATTATCAGTATCTAAAAAACGTTGGACCGCAAGAGGTATGAATCCGAATCTACCAGGTGGGAGAGGGAACTTATTCGCGGCAATAATGTATTCGTCCATAACTGTTTCATCCCTCGCCTCGCTCTCCTGTTTATGTTGAGACATTTCAAGGGAGCATTCTTGTCTACGAATAGCCTGTGATTTACCATCCCACGTTTTGAAACAACACGGCAAACATTTACCTCCCGGGCTTGACGATTTTAAAAATCCTGGATAATGAGTGTGATATTTTCCGTCCTTTCCGGCGTGCTGTTTTTTATTGTTAAACTCAAATATAGCGGCCCCCTTGGGAACTGTTTTTGCGTTGTGTGGTATAATATCTCCGTAATCCCCGCTTTTTACCTGTTCTTCGGTTAAACTAACATTATCTTTTATGCTCCAGTATCTAGGACAAATATACCAACTCTTTTTCGCATCTGTGCTTCCATACTGGATAGCGCCGTCGTATGAATCAGGGTGGTCCTCATCTATTTTCTTTTTCTCTGCGTCCGTTAACGCAACGGGCTGTCTCCTCATATTCCACGGGCATAGTCGCGAGTATGCATTATAATTTTTGTCGGCTTCATATACAAACAAATCGGGGTCTCGTTCCTCCATACGTTTCGAGAATGGATTAGGATTACTTAGGCTCATCCCCTCTATGTCTGCGTTTCTCTTGCTCTTAGATTTTCCTACTCCAGATTTTGCTCCTCCCATAAAACTAAAATCAAATTCCTCGTCCTCTTCTTCGTCCTCTTCTTCGTCCTCTTCTTCGTCCTCTTCTTCGTCCTCTTCTTCGTCCTCTTCTTCGTCCTCTTCTTCGTCCTCTTCTTGGCCAGCCTTTTTCTCATCCTCGAGCTCCTTATCTAATTCTTCGTCTTCGTCTTCGTCATCTTCGTCTTCGTCATCTTCGTCTTCGTCATCTTCGTCTTCGCTGAAAGCATTAAGCAAGTCTAGCATATTGGTGTTGTTTCCAATATTGGCAACTATTTCTTGGTCGTCTTCTCTTTCAATAGGCTCAATCTCGTCGGCAACAACCTCTTCCTCCAGCTTTTTATCTTCACATAAAAACCTCATTTGTTCTACGGGGATTGTTTCATCAAGAACAAGTTTCAACAATGAATGAATATATATTGGAATCGTTTTAATATATTTAGAATCGTTAATACCACTTACCGTTATAATTATGTCTTGTTTAAACTCCTCTCGCTGTATTGTTGTTAAAAATCCAGGATTAAATTTTGTTTTAAGTCGTTTATTTTTAAACGCATTTTCAGTTACCTGATATGATGTTATGAATGCACCTAACATCTCCTTAGCTACTTTATCTGTTACGCCAAAGTTATCCTTTAACCCGACAACAATTTCTGTTCCTGTTTTTTTTTGACTAAGAAACTCAATAATAAAAGCCTCTTGAGCATCCATCTCGCTATAATTCGCTACTCTCTTAAATCTCAACGCAATCCCGCTCTTCATATCATCATTTAAAACGTTAAAAACACTTGTTATGCATTTTGATATCGTGTTAAATTTGAATTCATCTTCCAATAATGCTATAAATTTTATATCCATATTTACAATATTTGAATTCTCGGAATATATACTTTCAAATAAATTTATAGAGTATCCGCTTTGCGATAAGAAATTATTAATGTTTTCAATAATCGGATTTACTGCATCTTTAATTATTTGATTTATCTCTGCTATCTCAATTACTTGCGGCATTTCGGTTTTTATATGAACTTCGCCCTTCACATTAAACCCGCATATGATTATTATGTTCTTACTTTTATTCTTTATCAAAACGCTTACACTCTTTTCCGTTCCAATTTGCTTTATCCATCTAAATATAAATCCCTTGTCTAAATATGGGATTTTCTTTCCGTTTGTTGCTATTTTGTTCGCGTACAATCTATATATATTCTCTTTGCGTTTACCCGGATTATATTTTATTAATGGATATTCCTTTGTTGCGTGTATTAATTTAAACAACACGTCTAACGGTAAAATATATTCCTGTGTCGGCGACTGTATTATTTCTATTAACGACACACCCATATTATTATATGGATCGGTTTCGTCTTTTTCATAAATTTCATTAAATATTGTTATACACTCGTTATATCTAGTAAAGGATTCACCCAATCTTTCCGCCGTCTTTTCCATTAATTTATCACGACTTTTATCCAAAAGATCTGAATTGAATATGGAATCTTCGTTTAAATATGGGAAGTATATTTTAACCATTGTTTCCTCCTGCAGCGCATTTTCTTTTGAAAATTCCAATACGTCTGATGCACAGCACATATATATAATATTATTGTGCACGGTATTCATTAAAAGACCCTTATTTGAAGTAGTAATTAAACTGTCTGCATTTATTTCCAAGAACGGGTCTAGTTGAATAACATCATATGGATTTATTGTATATGGATATGTATTATTCCTTGTTGTAAACTGTTGACCAATCGCTTTCCTTACTTTCGACTTATTAACATTCAAATTTAAATTGATAACATCTGTAATCGTATATATATCCTTTTCCTGCAATTTTTCGATATCCAGGTAATTTATATTCAGTAATAATTGCTTAAATCGCTGTTTCGTCAAGTCAATATTCCCATCCTGTGTTATATTCTGATAAAGTGCAACTGGTTCTAGCAACCTCATTTCTTCGCAAAACAAATATATCTCATCAAATGATACTGCCTTATCCTGTGATACCGCCATTATTATCTTTTTTTTTATAGTCTCAATCGTATCATCAGCATAAACGGTTTGGTCTATAAATAAGACGGGTATACTCTTCTCATCAATCTCCCGCTGTTCCTCTGGAGAGAATATATTTTCAAATATTTTATTATCCCTATCGCTTACATATAATTCATTCATATTAATGTCTCTGTCGTGCAGCCGCTTTCTCAATCCCGCAAACACATATATACCCTGTATTTCATTATTTACAATATACCCTAATTTATATATTTGCGACATATATATAAACCTAATTTATTTTAAATTACTATAATGCAATTTAAAATAATTTCCGCTGTATGTAGCGGCAACGGAATTGGTAAAAACCAAAAGCTTCCTTGGAATATCAAGGAAGACCTTAGATTTTTTTCCAAGAAAACCAAAGGCGCGGGTAAAAATGCTATTGTTATGGGGAAAAATACTTGGATTAGTATTGGTGAAAAACCTTTACCAAAACGGGACCACTTGATTTTGTCTAAAACATTATATTCTGGTTTGGTGGGTGGTGAAAGCAAGGAGGGTATATATAAGTTGGGGAAGGATTGCAAGGTATTTAAAACTATTGAAGAGTTAAAGATATGGTGTGTGGAGAGAAATTACGAAGAAATATGGGTCATCGGAGGGGAGAGCATTTATAAACAATTTATAAATGATCCGGATACTAAAGAGGTTTATATTACAAATATTAAAAAAGGCTTTGAATGTGATACGTTTTTTCCAATGGATGATATGGGTCCAACGTGGACGAAACACACAGACACTGAAATGGAAACCTCACAAGATTTTGATGTTCGATTAAATGTGTATTCCAGGGATATTGTCAGCTGTTAGCCTTTACTGTATGTGCAACACGAGCCCTTTCCGCTATTATATATAAATAATAAATAATAAAATAATAAATATATTAAAATAATTGATTAATAGTTACTTATAGATAATTATGTCAATGGAGGAATGGTTGTGTCCAGCTTGCGAAACCGTGAATAATAATAATTATCCGAAAAGCTATTCGCTCACACAAATAGACCAATTGCGAATAAGCGCAACGTGTAGGAAATGCTGTCATAAGAAGAATGAAATAAATTGGGATGTGTGCATAGAAATGAACGGAAAAATAGACGCTATCTTTCCGAGACATTATCTTTATAACGATATCGCATATTTCTTGGTTACAAAAGCCATCCCGCGATATTCACTGGGAATGTCTATGGACAAAGCGGTTAGCTACATTATACATAGGATTAATAATAGAAATAATAATGTTTGGCGTACGTGGAGATATAGGAAGTGTTATCGCAGGGCGGTGAATCGCGTCTTAGAAAAAATAGATATACGGCTTAATATAATGCTTCCTAGGTCCATCATATTAGAATATTTATTATAACTCGTAATACGGATTGTCGTCTATATTCATTCCGCAATACCTCGCCGGCTCTTTTTTATAGTTTACCGGGTCGTATATTCCTATTTTCTTCGCTTCTTGCAATAAAAATTTAAAGTTATTCCAAAACTCCTCTGTGTGTCCAACGCTTAATGTTGCTACGTGCGCCAACCCGTGCAAAGCGACGAATGTAAGAGTATTCATATCAATTAATGTCCCCTTCGTTTTTTCTGTATCTAAACAAAACGCCAGTTTCTCTCCTTTATTTTCGCTATATGCGGTGTATTTACTTGTCGGCAGCGTCTCATATATTTTTTTTGGATTATACCCCTTTACCAGTCTCTTAACATTATCTTGATTTTTATATGACCCGCCACAGTGTTCTACAACTTTCTTCATACGCGTGTTCACTGTTGCCAACCTATCCGCCGCCAACTCCAACTTGTCTCTTTCCCGAACGCAGTATTTATTTCCGTCTACGTTGGATATGATACATTTAAGTTGACTATACTCCGAAGTATGATAGATATATATGCAAGCAATAAGGCCTATTACAATTAACATATATTCGGGGGTGGTCATTCTTATTTATAATTAAGTGATATTTTAAAAGATTCGAATTATTTTACTAAAATCCGTTTACCTCCTTATACGATAAGTAGTAAATAATATTTCCAAATAAATAAAAATCGCACATTGTTTGGACTAATGTAATCGCTCTAGACTTCACCGACCTTGGGTGTATATCTCCAATAGTAGTAGAGACCATAAATGCGTGATATGTGCTATAAAATAGCTTGTTGTTGCTATACTCTCCCGTTCTACCATAGTCCCAGTCACGTTCATCGTTACATACATAATAATATATTATTATGAACACCACATTAAGTATAATATACCGAAATAGCAAAAACATTATGTCCTTATTTAAAATTTTCATAATCGATTTAGACCGTATTAACGTAAGCCCACTAAGTATCCCCAACAATGCGACCCCCTTCGTAAAAGAGAATGTGTCCATATAATATATACTAAGATTGTAATCAGTATATATTATTTATGCGAGATAATCGCCTTTAAATTTTATTGAGATCCGCACCCTAACTCAAGCGGTACGCGCATAAGGTCCGGTTCGATAGTTGTATTGAGCCACGGACTTACACTTGACTGTGGGTTTGGTGGCTCTGACCGTAATTGCAGGTTAGCATTGCGGAGACTATTCCCCACGGTATTAATTCCTGCGTGATGCCCAGCCTTTAAAAGATTTACATTCTGTAGATCTCCTCCACCACCACTCTGAGGTGCTAAATTGCTCCACTCCGTATTCTTGGGCAAAAGCTCACTGGGATCAACAACCTGCTTTGCTGAGCAAGACGGAGGCAATCCGTGCGTGCTAGAGTTTATCCCTGTAATGTTGGATGGAACCTCATTTGTTCCTTCGGGACCAGCCGGTCTAGGTGCACTCGCGCCAGGGGCTTGTGTGGGGGGGCTGTCAATACCTACTTCGTGCTCGACCTTATCCACATACTGCTTAAACATAGATCCATCAACCCCCTCGAACGAAGAACCCTTGCGATGTGAAAATTCTTTTAATGCATATGCCAAAATTAAAACTCCTAAAAGTGTTAAGAACCCGTGTTTTTTCATACTAGACAGCATTTTATTCATCGTTGCCATTATATAAAATGAACTATAAAATATTTTTTTAGAGAAGACATTAATGTATATCTTTACCCTAAATGTTACATTTAATCCGAATCTTCTAAAACGGATTCGTCCGAGTCCGACGATTCATCTATATTGCGGAGGTTAAATTTCAATTTAATTTTTTCTGCTTCAAGAAATGCGTTTACCGCGGCAACTCGCATTTTTTTAGCTTTTCGAAGAGCCTCTCTATAAATATCGTTGTACACATCATCCGACCTTCTAAGATCAATAGTGTCACCAACGTTATCAATGCTTAATTCAACCTCTTCGATATCGGTGTTTCCTAAATTATTAGTCTTTTTCTGAAAACATTCTTTATTCTCATTAATATCCTCTCCCATAAATTCACCTCCACCAGCGTATTGTTCCTTTTTCTTAAATTCCTCAACGTCTTCTCCTACAAGTTTATTATCTTCCACAAGTTTATTATCTTCCACAAGTTTATTATCTTCCACAAGTTTATTATCTTCCACAAGTTTATTATCTTCCACAAGTTTATTATCTTCCACAAGTTTATTATCTTCCACAAGTTTATTATCTTCTGATTGTTTCACTCTATTTTGTTCTGGTTGCGACATATCGTATTGGTGAATAAGAGGTGGTTCTTTTCCTAAACTATTCGTCTCAATACATTCGTTGACAGGGTATCTCGCCGTTCGAGAAATCATACATTTGTTATTATTCACGACATTTTCATCCAAAATCATTATTTGGTGTAATGAAATACATATTTCAAAGCTTCTTGATGTAAATTTTATTCCATCAACGCATATTAATGGAATGATATGTTTATGCGATTCAAGAGTATCTAAATTTACCAAGGTCTCGTTTTCGCTATATGCAATACAGTTATCTTCATTTGTTTGTTTGTTTTTTTCAATTAATACCCTAATTAATAAATTTTTACCAGACCTGTATACACGACATATAGGAGACATCATCGTCTCAATATCATCACTCGATAACTCATTATGAAACCAAATATTTTTTTTCCCATTAATAAGAACCTGACATCTGTTCTCTAAATTCTCTATCCATTCTATTAATTTATCCTCATCATTCCTCTCATACATAAGGTCACAATATTTATTTTTTTTTGTAACATTAACACCTTGTTTAGTAATACATTTAGGAAGTTGTATATATAAAGGACTTTCATCATTTTTAAGTTTAGTAAAATATGAACCTCCTTGAACGGGTTGTGGATTACCTAAAGTTATGTTATTAAAAACAAAAGGCTTTTTAAAATCATATATGTTCATTATAACTTTTAAATATTATTTACATAAGGATTTCACGCATTTATAAATTAAACGATGTATTAAATTATAAATTGAGAATATAATGTCTAAAACATTTCTAGAAAGCTGTTTAAAAATCTTGCACCGCGAAGACGTAAAATATGAAATTAAAAAAATATTGAGTCCTACAATTAATGAAGTTCTTGTTCAAATTTATCCATATGTTTATCTCTCTCTTCTATTTGTTATCGTTAGCTTTTTGTTGCACTTAAGTATATTTATTTTTCTCTGGCGCAATAGTCGGGCAGACAATAAGATTTTATAGGTATATTTTATAAGTATATATTATAATGACATTTGAGGACCATATTAAAGGTTGGGTTTCCTTTGATAATCAACTTCGACTAGTAAACAATAGAGCACGAGAGCTACGAAATCAACGCAATGATATAGGTTCCCAAATAATGAACTACGTGGAAACCCAAAACTTATCTAACGCAACCGTAAAGATATCGGATGGAAAAATCCGCTTTGTAGAAACAAAACAATCGCCACCTATATCGTTAAAACACGTTGGGGCGTGTTTAGGTCGTTTCATTGATGATTCTGAAAAAGTTGATGAAATTATGAACTATATTAAACAAACGAGAGATAGTAAATACGTTTCTGAAATTAAAAGGACATATTCACAATAATTTATATTAAAAACATATATATTATGTATATATATGACATTAACCGCAAACGATTTAGTATATGCGAGGGATAATAACAACAATATTACATCGGCGGGTTTCAAGATAGATTCTTACCTATTACAGAATGGCGAGAGCGCGATTAATGTGATGAACAAAAATACTGGACCACAAGTTGGGGGAGGACTTCCTGCGGTTAGTAGTATACTCAATGGTTTAGCCGTTCCCGCCGGATTACTATATCTTCAACAAAACATATCTACAAAAAACATCGATTCTAAAAACGAAGAAGTCGACCCTGTTCAAGAAAGTCTATACAACAGATTGGTTTCTATGGTATCTGAAAAGACTGGAATGTCAAAAACTAAAAAGAGCAGGCCTAGGAAAACAAGGTCGTCTAAAAACAAATTGACTAATAAAAACAACACTAAAAGAAAAAACTCCTCTTCCAGAAATAATAAGACTCGTCGGACATAGTATAGAATACTAGGAGTAATATATAATTATAATGAATAATCGCGAACCAGGTAGAGAATGTGTTATATGCATGAACGAACATTTTGTAGATGATAATGCTAATCCTTCAGATAATGTTTTACTAGAAGTGAATAATATACACGGGGTTATTAAAGAATGTACATGCACCTATTTAGTGCACCCTTTGTGTATATATCAATGGATATATAATAAGCCAACGTGTTTAATGTGTGATTCTTTCATAATGGTTCCGCCGCCACCACCACCACTACTTCCTATACATATCCCGACAACTAACACGAATATTCCGCCCTCGCCCTTGCCGCCGCCTTCATATGAGTTATATCGATATGCCCAGTCAATTCGCGAAGAACATATACACGAACCCGATAACGAAGACGAATATTTCGAATTACATAACGAGGATAATATAACACAACCAGACTGTGTTAAAATAATGTGCATATTCTTAATTATTATTTTAATCATTTCTGGATGGATTGTTTCTACAGTTACTTAATTAATATTTTTAGTTTTGTCTAAAAATATTAAAATTTATATGCTACTCCAGTTCGTATGATTAAATGGGGCTACTAATATTTCGGGCAATTTACGTTGCCATTTTTCCACGTTTTTATTGAATTCAGCTTCGCTGTTTGTTTGAGGGAACTGCGAGCTATTTTTCATTATTGATCTCTCTTCATCTGTTATTTTGGGTTTATTCCCATAGCAATTTATCCCAAATTTAGCGTTGGGGTTTGAAATATACCCCCCGTTTATACCGGGCCGCCCACAATCGTGAATATGTCCTTTGATCTTCTGTAGTTTTTGCCACTTATCATATTGCGTGGGAAATAATGCAAGCTGATTACCCGACCAACCATAACTACACCAGTCTCCTCCCTTTTCATATGAATCCTCAATCTCTTTATAATTTGCTAATCTTCCTCCAAATGCTTTGCATATTGCAGTTGCGTCTGAATAAGTATACTTATTACCGGGGATGTGAAATACTTGCTTTCCCTTCATTATCTCTGGCGGAACGGTTGCGGGGGGTTCTGTTGGAGGTGGTGTCGATGAGCCGTCACCAGAACCGTCACCAGAACCGTCGC